CTACCGCACCTTGAACAGCTCGTACCGGAAGAAGAGCCTGCCCACGTTGCTGAGCACCTGGGTATTCGTCACCTCCCAGTCCCCGACGCTGCCGTCGAAGAATATTCCGTAGGGCACCTCTGCCATTTCGCCGTTTAACGGGCAACTGAGTATCGTGCCTGCATCCGCGGTCGGCGGCTGTCTGTACTGCGAAGGCCCGTCGCACGAGAACTTGAAGCCGGCCGGGAACCTTGCGTAACGCTGTTTCGCGATAGCGAGCTGCTTGTCGCGCGCTTCTGCCGCCGTGGCTTCTCTCTCAGCTTCAATCTGTGCCGCCCGCAAGGCGTTGTCGGCACGCTTCTGCGCCAGCTCAGCCCCCGTTCGTAATTCCTGCGCATTCGACGCGAGAAAAGCTTGGTACTCCGCCTGCGTCACGGCCTGCAACGTGAAAGGCATGTTGCCGGGGCTGAAGGTATCGACATCGTACAGACTGCGGTGCGCGGGCCTGAAAGGCACGGGCTCGTAGTGATAGCTCGTATGCTCCGAATACGTGGCCACATCCATGTAGACGAAGAAGCTGGCGCAGTCGCCACCAAAGAATCCGGTCTTGTAGATATTGCCTGTCTTGGTCGTCGCTCGCCATTCGCACAGCGAACCGGGCTTCTTCCCCTCGTATGAGGCGAGGTTATCCGCCGGTATATGCGTGACCTTCATTCCGTCGCGCAGGTGGAATACCAAGGGGGCGTTCGTCTCCTGGTTGATGAGGTCCACGCAATAAGCGTCGGCCGGCCCGCAATGGCTTGATACGCGGACAACGATTTCATCCGTCGTGAAGAGTTGCCCCTGCAGCCGCCGATACTGGCTGATCTTCCAGAAAACGTCCGGCGCGGTTTCAGCGCTCACCGCATCTGTAACGGACGCCGGCCCCACGTCGAGCGTGTGCTGGATCGCCTTCGCCGCCATCGCATCGCCCGCCATCAGCGCCAATCCCAAGAACACGAATACCCGGATCATCTCCGCCCCCTTTTCCTTGTCGGTCGCTTGCATCTCTAATGGTACTTTCATACCATTAACGGCTACTATAGTGGCCGGGTGCCTCGTCCTCAAGTGCCCATTTCCCCAGACGATTACGGAACCGCGCGGGTGCGCGTGTGGACACCGGAAGGGCGAAGCACGGTGTCCATCGACGGCGACCTGTGGAAATACTTTTGCCGACTCGTGGGCGGCGAGCAGGAAGCCCGCGAGTGGGTCAAGGCGCGATCGAAGGGACCTGTTCCCGCCGGCGTGACGCGCTCGAAAGCGATCGCGCGCGATATGCTCGCGCTGGTGGTCCGTCCATCGCTGCGGGATTCAGATCAATGACCGTTCGATGATGCTAGTGACCGCTGTGCTTCATGCTTCATAGGTAACCAAGCTTCATCGCTGTCCTCATGGCTCCAACACCGTCGTCGACGGTGCCAGCGGAGCCATATCCATCAGGAGACAGTGATGAACGATCTGACCATCCCGGACGCAACCCTCGCCCGGATTCGGCACCTCGCCGAGCACTGGGGCGTATCCCCGCAAGCTGCGCTGGCCGCCGCCGTCGAAGACACGCTCGACGACGTGCACCGCGACCCGGAATACTGGCCGGACGCCCTGTTCGGCGGCGACGCGACGCCGGCATCCTTCGGCCCGGAGCCGGGCTGGAAGACGCTCTGGGACCTGCCCGAATTCCAGAAGATGCACGCGGAGATGATCGCCTTCGAGCGCGAACATCCCGAGTCCGTGCCGTACTTCGAGGACGAGCTCAGCCTGACCGCGCCGATCGCGCGATCCGTCCATGAGCTCGCCGCCCTGTGGGGCTGCCGCTGGCCGCAGACGGCGCTGCGGATCGCCGTCGACAGCGCGCTGGCGGCGGCGAAACGGATGCGGCCCGAAGCCGGAACCGGAGCGTCGCGATGACGCTCTCTCGACAGAAGATCGCCGTGATCGCGATGGTGCTGGTCGTTGCCGGGGTCATGGCAGCGGCCGTTGCAGCAGCCATCGTCAAGAACCGCCGCTGGCACGCGTGGGCCGACATTCACTGCAAGGTCATCGGCGAGTTCTCTGGCAGTGCCGTTCCCATCGTGTCCGTGACCTCCGACGGCAAGCTCAGCACCGGCACGATGTTCGAGCCGGACAAGATTGCGTACCGGTGCGACGACGGCAAAACGTACTGGCGGTGAGCACACACGAACCCGGCCATATGGCCGGGTTTTTGTTTGAGCTTCGAGCGGCAACGCACGCGCTCGGCCATCGCCTCCTGCGGCGCGCGCATGAGGATCGATGCCTATTCGGCAGCGCCACGAGCGCGCTGTTCTCGAAATGCGCAGCGAAGCTGCAGACATGTCGAGTCCTTCGTGCGTAGAGCGCATGTTTCGCGGCGAGGAGGCTCCATGCGAGCGCGCAGCGCGGTCGCTGAAAGCGACGCATGGAGGCCGCGAAACATCACGCGCTCGGAGCACGCGCGCGCCCGGCAGCGAGGGGGTCGCCGCGCAGTCCGCCGCGGGGTCCCCGGCTGCGGCGCAGCCGCAGTTGGGGGCGGACTGCAGACGGCGATTTTCTGCGCGCTGGCGCGCAGAAAAACCCGACGCGGACGGAGCCCGCGTTCAAGGTCGAGCGCTGTGCGGCCGCGGCAGCGGACGCGCAGTGCGAAGCCTCGGCTTGTGCGGCGGACGCGGCAGCGGACGACGCATGAGTCGAGGTCCCAAGGGTTGCCCCGATGCGGCGGCGGACGCGCAGCGGACGACGGCGCATCGGGGTCGAGTGCGCATCGCGCACGAGTCCCGCCGGGAACCGCCGAAGGCGGGCTCCGTCCGCGGAGCGGGCGGGCGCGCGCAAGGCCGAAGGCCGCGCAGGTGCGCAGCACCGTAGGCAAGCGCAGCGGACCGGGGCCCCGGCGTGCCCCGCCGGGGTGGACGCTGTGCGCGCAGCGAGGCGAAAGCCTCGCGCAGGCAAGGACTTGCCTACGGCAAGTCCGCGCAGGCCCGGGTTCAGGGTCCCCATGAAATGGGGTGGTTCCGGGCCGTAGACGAGGCACGCACCTGGAGGTGTCAGGACCAATCGGGTCCATCGCGCGAGATCACCGCATGACGCACAGCAAGCATGATGCAAAAACCTGCAGCAGCACGATCATCGGTCCGATACTGCGGCGCAAGTGGCAAGCGGGCGACTCGGAGACCGGGCGGCGGCACCTGCGCGAGCTGCTCAAGTGGACGTGGAAATGGCGGGTGGTCGACTGGCACATCGCCGCATGCCTCCTCGACATGAAGGACCGGACCGCGCAGGGTCTGATCGCCCGGGCGCGCGAGAAGAAACTGATCCAGGCGATCGCCGCGCCGACGCGGGCGGCGTGCCACGTCCTGACCGCCGCCGGTGCCGAGCTGATCGCCGAGCACATGGACCCGATCTCGCGTGCGGTCGGCGCGGTCACGCGGCGCGGCGAAGTCAGCGGGCAGCGTGCGATCCATGAGCTGCTGTTGCAGCACTGCGCGCTGCGCATCGAGCGGGCGGGCGGCATCGCACACGGCCTGATCCGTGCCGCGGCGGCGGCAGCGAGCGTTGACCTGAGCCAGTGGTCCGACAACGACATCGCGCAGCAGCTCAAGCTCTACCCGACGCGCTACCTCGGCGAGCGCGGCCTGCATCTGCGCCCGGCCGGACAGGCGCCGGACGGCCTGCTGATCATGCCCCTCTGGGTGGGCGACCGCGAGGACGAGCTGCGCATCGCCATCGAAGTGCAGCAGAGCGACGAAACCTGGTCGTCACCGCAGCAGCGCTGGTCCTCGCCGCCGGAGCGCAAGCTGAGCTGGTACGCCGAGGCGCTGACGATCGGGCACGACGATGCCGAACGGCAGCGGCGGCGTCTCAATGGCATCCTGTACTTCGGGACGCGGCGCACAGTGCTCGAACCGTACCAGGCACGCTGGTGCGGGCGCCTGCCGAGCGTTTCGGCCGAAGGTCGCGGCGATGGCCGGCGCTACCACGCCGGCGGCCGCGACGGCACCGGTCCCTGGCGCGACCGGATGGAACCGCTGCTGCAGATCCACGTCGCCGCCGATCTGGAGACCCTGTATTACCCCGGCCACCGTTGGGTCAGCTAGTCAGCCGTGGTTTTCGGCTCGACACTGTCGCGTTCCATGCGGAACGGGGTGCGGGGCCACGCCCCGCGGCAGCGCGCCGTGGCGCGCGGAGACCCTGCGTGCCTGCGGCCGGGCGCAGCTGCTCGACCGCGCGCACGGCCTTCGCGTCCGGCGCTGCCCGGCGTCGGCGCCTCGGAGACTTCGCTGTCGCCGCAGCGCGGCACGCTGCCGGCCGAAGGAACGCACCCGCTCTGCGCCCTCGCCGCCGGGCAGGCTCGTCCGGTGCGGGGAGTCAACAACCTCCCCGCACCGGCTCGCCGTCAGGCTGTGATCGCGACCGTCCGCGTCAAGGCGACCCGCGACAAGCGCGGGCGGCTTGCGCTCCGTTCGACGGCTGCTGCGCAACCGACGAGCCGGTGCCGCCGGCCTTGACCCCGACGGTCGCGGGGACCCTCGGGGCCGGGATGGTAGATTCCGTGTACGAATATTCCATCCCGCCCCTCATGCCCGGTCCCGGCCGTCCCCGCTCGCGCCATCCGCGCGCCGTCGTCAGCCTGCGTCTCGATCCGCGCGACCTGCGGGCCTGGCAGGCGCTCGGCGAGGACTGGCGGCAGCGCATGGTCGAGCTGCTGGAAGCGCGCATCGGGCCGCGCCGGAAGCACCGCCGCACGCCGGGCGAGACGATCCGGCATCCTTTGCCGCCGCCGGCCACGGCGACGCTGTACGCCGGTGACGCACTCGACGTGCTCAAGCAGCTCCACCGCTCAAAGAGAGTCGTGGATGCGGTCATCACCGATCCGCCTTACGGCCAGGGCTATCGCAGCCATCACCGCGAGGACACCGGCGGGCCCTGGGGCAAGTACACGTACGGCGAGAATTTTCGTCCGATTGCCGGCGACGACCGGCCGTTCGACCCGAAGCCGTGGCTGGCCTTTTCCAGGTCGGGACGAAAGCTGATTCTCTGGGGCGCGAACTACTACGCCAACCGCCTGCCGGGCGCCCGCTGCTGGCTGGTCTGGGACAAGCGCGAGGGAGCGACCAGCAATCAGCAGGCCGATGCGGAGCTGGCGTGGACCAATCTCGACGAGCCGGCGCGGGTCTACAGCCATCTGTGGATGGGGCTGATCCGCCGAGGCGAGGAAAACATCGCCAAAGGGGGGAGAAAACTGCACCCGAACCAGAAACCCGTCGCGCTGATGGACTGGTGCTTGACGGTCGCCGAGGTGCGGGCGGGAGCAACCGTGTTCGATCCGTACATGGGATCGGGCACGCTCGGCATCGCCTGCCTGCGGCGGGGTATCCACTACGTCGGGGCGGAGATCGATCCGGGGTATTTCAGGATCGCGGAGAGCCGGATCAGGCAGGAGATCGAACGGCTGGACAGCGGCGCGACGATGACCTGCATCGGGAAGACGTGACGTTCGACACGCATTGACCCGGTGCCGGCACCTGGAGCGGCTGTACCTCCCATCGGGAATCCGTCATGCCGCCAGATTTCGGGCCGCTGTCCGGTCCGGCCCACCGCAGGCCGGGGATGGCCCGTGCGCGCCGTTCCGGACCCGGCGTTCGCCGCCGCAGGAAAAGCGCTACCGCCGCGTGGACGGGCTCGATAAGATCGGACCTGCCCGCAGCGCTGCCCGTGACGCGCGAGGAAGTCTCCGTGCTCCTGTGCCATGCGCGCGATCTGATCGACGAATTGCTGGCGCCGTAACTCTTGTCCTCTCGAAGGAACGAACCCCATGGCCGTGAAAGCTCACCGCAGGATCGCCCGGCGCGCCGCGATCTACGCGCGCGTCTCCACCGTGCGGCAGGCGGAGCGCGAGCTCTCCATCCCGGACCAGTTGCGGCAGTTGCGCGAATACTGCGAGGCGCAGGGCGTCGAGATCGTCGACGAGTACGTCGAGCCGGGTGTGTCGGGGCGCGACGAGTCGCGAGCGGAGTTTCAGCGCATGCTGGCGCGGGCCTGCTCGGAGGAGCGGCCGTACGATTTGATTCTCGTGCATTCGTTCTCGCGCTTTGCGCGTGATGGGATGGTGTTGCAGGGGCGCTACCGCGAGCTGATGGCCTGCGGCGTCAAGCTCGATGCGATCACGCAGCCGGCGGACGATTCTCCCGAGGGCGCGGTGATGCGCTCGATCTTCGGGGCCTTCGACGAGTACCAGTCGGCGCAGAACTCCAAGCACACGCATCGCGCGATGTGCCAGTGCGCGCGCGACGGCTACTGGCCGGGCTCGCATGCGCCGGACGGCTATCGGAAGGTGCCGGCGGCGCGCGTCGGCGACAAGACGCGGTACGTGCTGCAGCCCGATCCCGCGCGGGCGCCGCTGATCGCCAGGATTTTCGAGCTGGCGGTGTCGGGCGATGGCGACGGGCCGATGGGCGTGAAGGCCATCGCCACGTGGCTCAACGCGCACGGGCATCGCACGCGCCCCGGCGGGCGCTGGGGCATCAGCACGGTCCACAAGCTGCTGACGAGCCCGACTTACATCGGCGAGCACTATTTCAATCGCAAGTCCTCGCGGACGAATCAGGAGCGACCGCGCGAGGAGTGGATCACGGTGTCGAGCGAGCCGATCATCGAGCGGGAGACGTTCGAGGCGGTCAACCGCAATCTGAAAGCCCGCGCGCCGAAAAAGATGGCGCCGCGGCTGTCGAGCAGCCCGATGCTGCTGACGGGCATCGTGAAGTGCGGGCACTGCGGCGCGGCGATGACGCAGATGACGGGCAAGAACGGGCGCTACGTCTATTACATCTGCTCGAACCGCAAGCGCACGGGAGCGAACAGCTGCACCCGCAAGAGCGTTCCGCAGCCGGTGATCGAGACGGCCGTGACCGATGCACTGGTCCATGGTGTATTGGCGCCGGCTCATATCGAAGCACTCGTGTCGGAGTGCGTGGCGCAGGTGCAGGCGCAGTCGGATCACGAAGTCCGGCAGCGGCGCGCGCAGAAGGCGCTGCTGGATGCGGAAGCGGGATTGAAGCGGCTGTACGACGGCGTGGCGGCCGTGCATCCCGACACTTGATATGGGACAAGACGGGAAGAATGGGGAAATAGCGGGAAAGCTAAGCGGGACAAGGGCTTGAGGGGAAAAGTCGGCGAAGCCGCCCGACACATGATTTGGGGCGAATTTTTGGGAGATGATGGTGTGGCGCGCCTGAATTACCGGTAAACCACTCCTTGAACGGTGGTAAAGGAAGCGCCGCAAAGCACCATCAATCAGCTCGGCGGAGCACCACGAATCGGGCCAGAGAAGAAAAGTCGGCGGCCCGCGCGCGGCGGGCGGAGCGGACCAAGTTGAGGGCGGACTTTGGAAGCTCGGTCACCAGCTCGACGTCGACAGCCAGCACCTGGCCCGCATCCTCTGCGGCGAAGAGGTAGATCAGCCTGCCAGTCTCGCGATCGAGCAGAACGCGCTCGGGCTGCATCAACGCCAGGGGAACGGCTCGCAGCTCGTCCGCGCTCAGCGCGTCAGTGCCGGACCGCGCGGCTGCGGCGACCGTGCGCTCTACCGCGATCTCGGCCGAGGCCGGTGCGGCGCCAAGCTCCCCAAGCTTACGCACCAGCGCGGGATCGACCGCGCCGATCGTCAGCGCCGGGCTGTCGGCGCCGACCGTGTCGGCCATCGGCGGAGAGCCCGACAAACCCAGCGAACGCTCGAAATCCCGCCGCAGCACCGGCAGCACGCGATCCTCCGTCAGCTGCCACACCTCGGCCCCGATATCGGCAGGCAACGCCGGAAGCTTGCGCGCAACCTGGCGGGCCTGCTGGTCGACGCGGTAGACGGCACCGGGGTTGAAATCGAAGCCCGGATCTACGCCCTTCGGCACCATTTCGGTCTGGCCGGTGCGCTTGTTCTTCCACGGCCGCAGCTCGATTGGCGGCGCGACCGTCTTCGCGGCGACGCGCTCACGCGTTACATGGCCCGTCGGCAGGCCGGTCTCCGGATTCACTTGCTGCACAGCGGGGCCGGGCACGCCATCCCTGACGAGCCGCTGATACTCGACACGGCCCACCTGCCGCCAGCCACATTTGCAGCCCCAGCCGCAGGGGCATGGGTGCGATTGCACCCAGGGATCGTCAATCGGCAGCAGCACCCCATGCCACGCGACATGCTCGGGCCGGTGCTCGGCGCTCGGCCCGAGTTCGCGCAGCACGTACGGCAGCACGCGCTTGTTGCGCTGCATCCGCTCCCACTGGCCAGTCGCGCGCGCCATGCGCATGTTGGTCTCGTAGATTTTCCGGAGCCGGGACGGGGCGCCGATCTCCGTCGTGCGGATCTCGCCGGTCGCCTCGTCGACCACGTCACGCTTTCCCCACCAGCCGGCCTTTTCCAGCTCGGGCCGGATCTGCTTGCGCCACGTGTCGAAGCTCTGGCCATCGGCCAACGCCTTGTCGAGCGAATCGCTGATCGAGCCGAGCACGTCCGCCTGCGTCACCTTCGCGACGGTGAGAGCGGCGACATGCTCGTCGCGCCAGACATCGCGGTAGTCGAACGCCGGCCGCAGCTTCTTGGCGCGGAAATACCCCAGCGCGTCCTTCGCGACCGGCGGCGTGCTCGGCTCAGCCATCAGCGCGCCAGCCGCGTGTGCTGCACTACGTCGTCGAGGAAGGCGACGACCTCCTCAGTGATCTCCTCGCCGTTCGCGTCGGACACGCCGAGCGACGGGCGCGCCGGCATCTTGCGCGTGCCGTCCTGATGAAAGCTCGCGTACTCCATGCCCTCGCCGACGAACACCGCATCGCCCTCGACGTAGTAGGCAATCGAAGTGAACAGGGAGCCGGTATCCTGCAGATAGTCCTGACTGCCTCGGCGCGTAGCCTTGTACGCAGGGCTCCACTCGGCCCATTTCTCGCCGTCAGGGCTTTCCTTTTCGTGCTTGATGCGGCGCTGCGTCTGGACTTCGACGATCGCGCCCACCCCATCGAGCAGCTCGGCACGGTCGAAGCCGCGCAGCTGCTGCAGGAATTCCTCGACCTCGTGCGCCGCGCGGAAGTCGAACTGGAGCGTCGCGGCCACGTCAGACCTGCGTCTTGTCCGTCGCGTCGCCCAGGCCGCGCGCCTTGAACGTCGCCGACGCCAGCGCGGCGACCAGTGCGGATGGCTCGACTTCGCCGAGCAGCAGCGGCAGCTTCTGCAAGAACTCTTTCTCGTCCGCGCTCTCCTGCGCCAGCTTCTCGACGGCGCCGACGATCGGCGACATCTGCTCTTCCCAGCCGTCCATCGCCAGATCGACGAGGTTGTCGATCTCGTCCTGCGTGGCCAGTTGCGGCTGCCGGCTGTTGGTCGCGCGGCGCGGCGCGCCGATCGCCTGCGCCGGATCGGTCGGCTCATCGAGCCGGTCGGCGGGCGGGATGGCCGCCGTCGTCTGCGGCTTCAGCAGTTTGATCGGTGCGTCGCCTTCTTTCGCCACGGCCGGGTCCGGCAGGCCGAGTTTGTCGCGCACCACGCTCTGCTCGACTTCGAGGCCGAGCGGCACGAGCGCGGCCAGCGAGTCCGTCAGCTGCTTCAGATCTTCCGGGTCCGGCTGCTTGATGATGATCTTCGGGTACTTCTTCTGCGGCCCGAAATTGAGATCCACGAACGGCTTGACCAGATAATGCTGGTACGTGGTGGCGAGCTGCTTGCAGTCCGCGTCGCGAATGTCGCCGCGCACCTCGTTGTGCACGCTGGCGTTGTTGCTGCCCAGCCCGGTCGATTGTGCGTCGGCCGTCATCGTCTGGCCGAGCACGATCTTGCTCATCTGCCGGTCGAGGTAATTGCAGAGCCGCTCGAAGACGTCCGCGCCGCCGTTGCCCTTCGCGGATTCCACGAAGTCGATCTTCATCGACTCCGGAATCACGCACGCCGCATCGGTGCCGATGTTCGCGACCGCGCGGCGCAGCGTGGCCACATCCTTCGCGGAGGCGTTCGCGCCGTACTTGCCCACGCGCACCGGCATGCCGAACACTTCGCAGAACGCCAGCCAGTCCTTCAGCGCATATGCCTTGCAGATGAACGCGAACGCGGCGATGCGCGCCAGGCCGTTGCGGATCGGCAGGCCGGACTTCAGGCGCGGACGGTGCACGATGTAGCGCGCCGGCTTGAGCTGCAGACCATTGATCGGGTCCGCCTCGTCACGCAGGCGCAGCTCGCGCAGCGTCGCGCGATCGAACATGAACCACGTCGGGTCCATGTACTCGATCGCCATCGGCTGCCACTGCTTTTCAGATGTGTCCCAGCGGATGCCGCCTACGCTGTAGCTTTTGCCGAGCGCATCGAGCAGATCGGCGCGCGACTGGTCGACGCAATCCAGCGCCATCATCTCGCGCACGGCGTCGGCGATCTTCACGTCGGCCGCGTCGTCGCTGGCGGCCTCGACGATCACGTCGATCGATTCCACCGCGAGCTTGCGCGTGCCGAGCACCGAGTAGTAGTGCCCCTCGCGCTCCTCCATGTCCTCGGCCAGCCGCAGATAGTTCGTCGGGTCCCAGCCGATCGACGATTCGAGCACGGCCGTCAGCTGCTCCGGAGTCATGCCGCCGGCGACGGTGCCCTGCCAGACCTGACGGATGCCGGTGAGCGACGCCTGCGGCAGCTCGCGCGTCAGCTCGGCCTGATCGTACGGCTCGCCGTACATGTCCACGATGACGCCCATTACCAGATCCCCCTGCGTGCGTTGAAGCCGGCCGTCGTGCGGATGTCGCGGCCGTCGTCGAAGTCGTCGTCGTCGAAGTGATCGCCGCTGCGCCGCTCGGCGCCGGGCCGTGCCGAGTGGTAGGCGTATTCCTGGTACGGCGTGGAGCCGGCGTGTAGCGCGAGGAAGCACGCCCAGGCGCGGTCGGCATGGCCGCCGTCGTCACGATCCGCGTCGAAGCGTGGCGCGCCAGTCGGCGTCGTCAGCCTCTTCAGCGCGTGCAGATCTGAGCGTACGGCCGGATCGCCCATCGGGATGCGGATCTTCCGATCCTCGAACTTCTGCTTGCCCTGCGTCGCCAGCATCTGCTTTGCGGCGCCGGTGAACAGCACGCCCTCGATCAGATACTCACCGTAGCGGCGCTTGGCATCTTCGACCGGCTTCTCGCCCATGCCGGTCTGGTCCATGCATACGCGGCCGACGCGGTAGTGGCGAAGCACATCGTCCAGCAGATGGTCCTGCTCGGCGAAGCTGATGCGCTTGCGCGCGATGATCTCGCGCGTCCAGAACACGTCACCCACCAGCTCTGCCACCCAGATCACGAACAGGTCATTGCGCCGGCCAATGTCGACGCCGACATAGCAGATGCCGCCCTGGTAGCCGTCCCGCGCGCCGGCCTTCTCGTTCTCGACCGCATTGATCAGGTCGTAATCGAGCCAGGCGCTGGCCTCGTCGAGCCACTGCAGCTCGAACTCCTGCCGCCACAGATCCTCGTCGTTGAGGCCCGCGCGCAGCTCGTCGATATTGCGATCAAGGCCGCCGGCGACGGCCTGATAGATATCGCAGAAATGCAGGCTCCAGACGCCGGCCTGCACGTGCCCGGAGGCGCGTAGCTCGGCCTCCATGTTGCCGGCCGTCATGATCTCGTAGAACTTGTTGCTCTTGCCGTTCGGCGTGCTGATCACGCGCAGCAGAAGATCGTTGCGCGAGATGACCGGGAACAGCGCGCCCCAGATCTTCTTGCTGTCCACGTGAAACCCGAACTCGTCGAGCAGCACGTTGGCGGTGAAGCCGCGCGCCGTGTCAGGGTTCGCGGGCAAGCCGGTGATGCGCGAGCCGCCGGGCAGCAACACCTCAAGCGCCTTGTCCTCCATCCCTTCATAGGGAATTTCAAGCGCCTTAAAGCCAGCTTCGTACTGCGACAGATGGGCCTTCACGCCCTCTTCGATTGCCTCGCGCGCCTGGCGCTCGCCGCGCGATAGGATCACCCAGCGCCGCTTGCCACCGTTCAGCTCATGGTCGAGACAGTCGTCGACCAGCTCCAGCGTCGAGCTGTACGTCTTGCCGGACTGGCGGGACATCATCATCGCCTTGAAGCGCGCGCGGTCCTTGACCCACACGCGTTGGCGTTGATGCAGCCGGACGATCGGCGCGCTCATGCTTCACCGCGGATCGCTTCGCGCACCAGTTTCAGCGCCTCGGCGTCGAGCTTGCGCGGCCCCGCGGCGAGCTTCTTCTCGACGTTCTTCTCCGCCTCGGCAAGCACCGCCTCCCGCAGTTTCTTCTCGCGCTCCAGGCTCCACTTGCCGGCCGCTTCAAGGCGCTGCATCGCAAGCGACAACGTCGAAATGATCTTCGGGTCCAGCTTCACCGGATTGCCGTCTTCGTCGAGCGTGCCGACGCTGTTCGCGAGGCCCTCGGTCGCGTCGAACGCGAGCGTGCGCAGCAGCTCCATCACGATCTTGCCGATGTCGCCCTCGGGCTCGCGGCCGAGCTGCTCGGCCCACACGGACGCGACAGCGCGGGACTGCCGCAGGCGCTCGCCGATCTTCTCGACGCTCTGGCTGTAGCGGCCGAGCGCCGAGCGGCTGGGCGGCTTGATCTTCGGGAAGCGCGTCCGCAGCTCCGCGCGGATCTCGTCGAGCGTGTAGCCGCCGTCGCCGAGCAGCTCGTCGATCAGCTTGCGGACATCCTTGTCCTGAGCGCGGATGCTGGACTTGCGCGGCATCTCAGTCGCCCGGTCCGCGATGCTTCACGCCCGGCACATGCGCGCGGCCAGCGGCCACGTCGAAGCCGCGCGTCGTCAGCTTGGCCACGCTCAGCAGCGGCGTGACGGTGCGCAGTTTCAGCAGGCCCTGCTCATCCAGCCAGGTCAGCTGCGTGTTGACGAAGTCGCGCGACGCGTTGAGGCCGAAGTGACACACCGCATCGGCGATGATCGAGTTGTTGGCCTCGTAACTGCCGACCGCTTCCGACAGCAGCCGCAGGATGCACAGTCGCACGTGTTCCGCGAAGGTTTCCCGATAAGACATGGCTCAATCCTTGGCGTTGAGCAGATGCTCGTGAATGGCCGCAAGCAAGTGGTTGGTCTGCTGCGTCTGGCCTTCGAGTCGTGAGATACGGCCGCCCACTTCCGACACCTGCTGCGCCAGCGCCACGAGATCGGAATGCTTCGGCGCGCGCTGTAGCTCGGTTTCGATGCGTGTGAGGCGGTCGCCGTGCTGGTGCAGTTCCTTCTTGTTCTCCGCATGCGCAAGCGTGTACTCGTCGCGTCGGACGAAGTTCTTGCTTGCCCAGAGCATCAAGACGGTTCCCGCGCCGGACAGCAGCGTCAGCAGTACCGCCCAGATGAACTTCAGGGTATCGAACGCTTCCGGCGTCAGAAATTTCATCGCGCGCCCCCCGGCAACGTTTTGAGAAACTCGATCGCCGCCGCGCATTGCAGGCGATCGTTGTGCGTCAGCTCGGCGTTTTCGACGTGGTTGACGAGGACGGTTTGCTGATCGAGGCCTTCGGCGATGAGATCGTCTCCGTCAGTGGGATCGGTGTGCTCAGCGGCTTGATCAGCTCCGCCGGCACCGTCGGCAGGACGGGGCATGAGGGCTGCGTCCCACACGCGCAGAAAGCCGCGAGTGAAAAGGCACTGAGGCAGCGGCTGAGGTGCCGCGCCAGGCGCGGTGCGGTAAACGGTGACGACACGGGGCACCTCCTGTTTCAGCGTGCGATAGACGATCTCGCCCTGGCCGCGGCGCAGCACGTAATCGCCGACGATGCCGTTGACCTGCTCGCCGAAAGCGAGCAGCTGCGCCAGGGCGGCAATGCGTGCGTCCTTGGCCTCATGCAGCGCCTGCGCATCGCGCGCGGTCCAGCCCATGTGGTACGCGAGCCAGAACGGACCGACGACGGCCAGCACAAGCACGACGGCCGCGATCGCCGCGGCCACCAGCTTGCCGACCTTGCCGACGAGCCAGGCCCAGATCACGGCGACGCCTTCTGCGGCTGATCGAGCAGCCGACCGACGAAGCCGCAGACGAGCGCCAGCATCGTCATCGCATGGATCAGCCAGTCCGGCGCCAGCGCCTTGAACTCCGGCGGTAGCTCCAGCCACGTGGCCTGCATTGCGAAAGCGATCGCCAGGCAATGCGTGGAATACCAGCGCCACGCGTCGCGCCAGTCCGGCACCAGGCGCGGCATCACGACCGCACCCGCTGCTTGTGGCGCGCGACGTTACGGCGCTTCGCGGCCTTGCGCTTCTCGATCGCGGTGCAGGTCCAGGGCTTCTTGCGGTAGCCGTAGTGCACGCGCATGTCGCGCAGCAGCAAGCCGCCGAGCAGGCCGCCGCGATAGATGCGCGGCATCGACTGCCCGCGCATGATCGCCGGCTTGCTGAGCATCACCTGCGAAAGCGGGAGCCCGGCCCCGAGACCGAGGCCCATGACGACTGCGGCAGTGAACGCCGCACGGTTCAGAGTGCCCATTCAAAGCCCCTTGAAGCCGCCGAGACGCTCGACGGCATCGACGTAGTCCTGGTTCTCGAAACGCCCCGCGGTGCCCTGGTAGCGGGGAGAGCCGGCGTTGTACGCGGCGACCGCGCCGCGAAGCCCATGCGTCGCGGAGAAGCGCTTGATGAGCGCAGCGAGGTGCCGGCATCCGTAGTCGAGGCCGGTCATCGGATCGCACAACGCGGGGAAAAAGCCGGTGAAGCCCAGCTCGCGCGCGACCGCGCCCATGATCTGCATCAAGCCCCAGCTCGTCTGCTGGCCGATCCACTCCGTACGGATCGAATGCCCGCGCGGCGCATTGAACAGCGGCGCCGGGTTGCGATCAGCCGCGACCGATGTGCTGACTTTGTACGGCTGATTTCGCGCAACGTCCCACAGATACGGGTAAGCCGGCTCGACGCGCATTGCGAAGCGATCGCCGCCGGACTCCTTGAGCACAATGGCCGAGACGAGCTGCGGCGGCAGCTGGTACTTGGGAGCGATGACGGAGATGTAGGCGTCCATGCGGCGCAGCATCGCGCGCGCGTGAACTTCGAACAGCCGGGGAAACGTTTCGCCCCGCGCGAAGCGGGGCGAAGGGTCAGCGGCGTGCGGAGCGTATCAGCAGATGCTCCAGCGCGGCACGTTGCGAGCCGTGCTGTGCAGCGAGCCGGTCAAGCTCGGCGATCGCAATCTCATCGCGCAAGATGATCGCTACCTGCCGGCCGCGCTCGCGCTGCAGTGCTTTGCGCTCGGCGTCGGTCTTGGGCTGCTTTCGCATCGGCATGATCAACTCTTAACGGGCCGCACGACAGCCGGCATCGCATTGTAGTCGTCGACGTTGACCGGCGTCGGCGGCAGCCAGCGCAGATCGCGCCGCCGCTGTGCGGCCGGGATCTCGGTCTTGTCATCGCGCAGCCGTGGACCGCTCAGGATCGTGTGCCAGTGCGCGCGGCGGACATGCGCGCGAACCTGGCGGCCGGTCTCGTCACCGCCGGCGCTGCCGCGCGCTGCGGCTGCGCGCAACGCGGCGCCGAGGCGCACGCCGACGTCCCACTCGGCCGGGCCGTCAGCGGGAAACAGCCGCCAGCCGTCGCGGCGGGTCCGCACGGGCTGCGGATTGCTCGGCACCGCCGGCGTGCCGCGACGTGTGATGTCGGGATCAGCGCAGAGGTACAGCAGCAGCGAGACGAGTGGCGCGATCGTCGGCGCGGTCTGCGTGGCGACATCATCGGCGGCGGCGCCGAGCTGTATGCCGAGCTGCGCGGCCTGGCGCGAGCCGCTGGCGACTGTCATGCCGATAGCGGTCTGCAGGTCCGGGGCCGTGATGATGAGAGGGATCGGCACAAGCGAATCATCGGCAAACGGCTGCCGCGGATCGTCAGCGCAATCGAGCAGCAGCCGCAACTCCGGCATGCCATTGCGCGCGATATCGTATTCGAGGTGCACGAAAAAGCCATGCAGGGGGCGCTCGCTCCATCGAGTCGTTTCAGGGTCGGTCTCGATATAGACACACCATTCCGGGAGTCGGTACAGATGAGCCGTCGGCAGGTCGCCGTCCAGCGGCGTACGCAGCACTTCATCGCGCAGCGTCGCATCGTAGCGATAGATGCCCTGCGTCATGCGCCAGGTCGCCAGCGCAGTGATGATCGCGGGGTGAGATGCGCGATCGAGCGACAGACGGCCGCCGCCGCTCGCGATCGCGTAGCCGGCGGCGATCGGCATGTAGCACCAGTCTGGCCAGTCGAAATCCGCCGCGGCGCCGCGGTCGCGCCGGAACGCGTCGAACTGCTGCCAGGCCTGCGGGTAGAAGCTACCCGCCGACTCCAAGAGCCGGCGGGCGCGGTGGGTGCGACGCTGGAACTGCGTCATTCAGCGTCGCTCGGAAAGCCCATCGCGATGAGCGCGCGCTGCGTGATGCGGACATCCTGCGCGGACGCGCAGCCGTGGCCGATGCGATCGCAGAACGCGTCATAGCCCTCGTCGCTCAGCGTGAGCGACGGGACCGTGCGGTACTGCATCTTGCCTTCGCCGTCGCGGTAGCCGTAGCGGACAGCGTGGCCGCCAACAGTTTCCGCTTCCAGCTGATAGCCGCTCTCCGTCTTGTAGACCGCAACCTGCTTGCCCGCGATGGCGGCATTTCCGAGGAACTTGACGAACTTCTTCATGGGTAACGCTCCTTTCGAGGTCTCCCGGGAACTCGCCCCCGGTGGGCGGCGGTGATTGATCACCGTGAGGCCATCATAAATCGGGACTAGTCACGATGCAAGCCGCAGTGACTACCGTTCGTCGGCTGGCTCACCGAATCCCCTGCAGCGAACTCTGCACGGCAGCGCTACTCGTCTACGGCTCTGCTACCTCGACAACCTCTTTCGAGATTTCCTTGCGGTCGACGTTGCCATCGTCGTCGACCCACAGTGACCATCGCTGTGTGGTCTTGGTGATGATCTCCTTCTTGTTGCGGTATCTGCCGGTGTAAGTCGGATAGGAGTTCTCCGCGTAATACGGCTCCAGTTCTCCGCTCATGGCGTCGTCCATGATGCCGCTCGCAACGATGCCCGGCTCATTGCGTATGAAGGTCGCGTCTCGATAGCGACCGTTGTAGTAGGTGGCGATCTTGAGGTACTCACAAGGCGTCTCGCATTGAACGAGCATTGAACCGACCCCCTTGCCCACAAGGACTTGATGGATATTTCCCCGCTTCCCGAGATAGCGGGCCATGACCAGGGGCGCGACTGCAGTACCGGCAGATGTATCGTTCTGGCTCAGCGCACGCTCGTAGCCATATTCGAGCTTTTCACGCACTGCATATACATGGGTTTTGGGCGCCGCTACCGACGCCTGCTCCGTTGCCGGCTCCGCATGCATCTCCGCCTGCGGCATGCCTGGTTGGTCCTGACGCGACGGCATCTTTGCGAATTCAAACATCGCTGTGCTGCCGATCGCCAGCCCGATGGCCAGTGAGACAACTACCGCGATCGCGATCTTCATGCGTGCTCCCGGACACTTTGTGACTGACCATCGCGCAAGCGTTACAGCATGCACCGCCTATACCTCGCCATCTGTGAGGTCCATCAAGCCGCTGGCGCCGCTATTTACCACCCTTTGTCGGTGCACTGTTCAGCTGGCCAATGGATAGCGCGCGCCCCCCCGCGACAAATGCTCTTGCCTCGTCCTTCGTTGCGCGTTGCTCCACGATCCAATTCGCAAGAATCCTTATCTGATCGATAGCCAACTTCCCTTGAAGGTCGAACTCATCCAGTAGCTCTACCACTATCGCTACCGCTTCGGCTGCATCGATGGCAGGCCGCAAGTTGCTATCGAGTTCGGCCCGAACGCCAGTGAGCACATAAAGGGCATCAACGCCTGCGGCCATAAGTGCAGATAACTGCATCACTGTCGGCGAAGAAACACCCTTCTCCCAATCGATAACTGTGCGCTTTGCAGCGCCCGCTATCTCCCCGAATGCCGGCTGGCTCAAGCCAAGCCTTGTGCGCTCTTCGCGCAGCCGCTCCCCAGTTGGGCGGATATCTGCACTCATGACACTTGACTGGTGCAGATTTCTGCACCATCATTAGCCCAACACGAGCCAACAGGGCCAATTGGGTTGCCGGTTATGACGCCACTGCAAATTCGCATCGAGTTAATCCGTAAGGGTTACACCGTTATTGAGCTGGCTCGCGCGAAAGGCGTGCCGAGCAGCTCCATGAAGAACACTGTCAACGGGCACGGCTTCTCCTTGCGCGCCGCAGTGGTAGTCGCCGACACCATCGGCAAAGACGTACAGGAAGTTTTCCCGGGCCGTGGTGAGCATGGTCGTGGGCGTCCAGTAACTCGGCGTGCCTGAGCTTCGGTATGACCGACGACACCTTCTATACAGCTGCGATCCGCTTCTCCAAGGCCGATCTCAAGCGGATCGACATGGCTGATGCCGCTGTTAGTGGTGAAGAGCGGCGGCTCATCGACCGCGCGCTCGCAGAGTCCGACCCGCACGCCAAAGCTCACCTCCTTGATCGCGTCCGCGAATGGCGCTGTGCCAGCGAAGTACTGGAGCGCCTGCGCGTCGACATGCAGCAAGCCATCCAGCGCGCAGCGAGGCAGCGCTACTACCGGGCGAAGAAAGCCAGAAATGGTCGGAGCTGAGATCCGCATGAACAAATCGTCCCACAAGCCGGCCGCTGCGTCACGGGTAGAGACCGCAGATCTTTTCACCGGCATTCAAGGGGATTTCTTCCAGCGACTGGAAGACGAGCCCCAGCTGCCGGCGGATCTCGACATCCACTACGAGCTGCTCGCGGCGCTGACCGCCGCGCTCAAGCTCGCCCGCGAGCGGGGCATGACGCGCTCGCGCGTCGTCGACGAGATGAACCGGCTGATGCCGGAGCTGCGCAAGAAGATCACCTATCGCCAGCTCGACGCCTGGACGGCCGCGAGCCAGGAATACAAGGAATTCCCCGCGCGTTTCATCCCCGCGTTCTGCGCTGCGACGCGGTGCGACCTGCCGCTGCGCGTGATGGCGCAGCCGCTGGGGCGCGTGCTGATGGATGCCCACGAGGCCGCGGCAAAGCGCATCGGCGAGCTGCGCATCGCCGGCGCCGCGATCAAGCGCGAAGAACGCGCACTCACTCGACAACACACATAAGGACGACGGGGCATGGGGGATTACTCCACACGATCACTGCTGCGCGGGCTCACGCCCCAGCAGCTCCGCGAGCGCGCCGCGCACGCACAGCACCAGCAGCGCGCGGCGGCGCTCAACGCAATCGAGCAGTTGCGCAAGGCCGACGACTACGGCGCCGAGGCGCTGGCCCTAATGACGCTCGCCGTCGTCACTGAGCGCGCCAATCACAAACAGCTCCCCCCGTCCGGCCGCACCCCCGCGGCCGGGCAACTCCCCGGCGGCGACGGCCGCCGGGGCCTTCTGAACAGCGAGAGGAAACCATGACGAAGAAAGCGACCGCAGTCGCAGAGGTCAAATCGGAAAACGTTGTCCAATTTGTGGACGCGCTGCTGCGCGTTCCGGATCTGCCGGATGCGGGCGCCTACTTCGAGGAGGGTATCCGCTCATTCTCCCGCTCGGGCATGGAGATGGCCCGCGCCGGCCGTTGCTGGCAGATCGCCAAGGACAAGATCGGACACGGCGGCTTCCTGGAAGCGATCCGCAAGGCCGGGCTGGAAGAGCGCTCGGTGCGGTATGCCATGCAGCTCTCCGAATTCCTCGGCCGCCTGCCGGAGCCGGAAGCCAAGAAGCTGGCCGCGCAGCCGTACACCAAAGTGCTCGCGCTGGCACAGGCGGACCCGGAAGTGGTCGAGGACATCATCGAGTCAGGCGAGACGGAGGAGTTTGTCGGCCTCTCGGTGCGGCAGCTCAAGGAGCGCTTGAAAGCGTCCGAGCATAAGCGGATCAACGCCGAGAACCGCGTAGACATGCTCAAGGGCCGCGTCGAACAGCTCGACCGCCAAGCCGAACGCGCGCTCATCGACTCGGACCTGCCGCCCTTCGCGCGCGCCGTGCGCCACGAAGCACTCGCTATCAGCGACGAAATGATGTTCGGCCTTGAGAATCTCGAAGCCATTGCCGGCCAGCATCTCTTTGCCGAGGTGAAGCATCCGCTGGCCTCGAAGTGGCAACCCATCGCCGCGAAGAACGTCTACGTCTCCGTGGGCGCCGTCGTCAGCCGCGCGCTCGCGCTGATGAACGCGGTGCGCGAGCAGTACGGCGATGAAGTCGCCGGCGCCATCACGCTCGACGATCAGCTCACGCCACCCGAGCTGCAGCTGCTCAATGAATGGCGCGAGCGCATCGTGGCGGTGGCGAAGTCGAAGGCCAAGCAGCGCGAGGACGAGCGCGAGAACACCACGCCCGGCAAGCGCGGCGCGAAGCGCAAGGGGGCCTGACATGTCGCTCTCTACTGTCGATCTCGCGCTCGCCGCAGCTGCACGCCGCAATCAGTTGCTGAGGCCGGCGCTGATCCGTATCGATCAAGGGTGCAGTGTTCGTGCCGCTGCGGAGTGGCTGCATACCTGCACCCCCGATGCGCCACAGGCGGCGACGTTGGAACGCTGGCTGCGCGCGGTACAAAAACTGGGGCTCAACGGCCTGCTCTCGCAGCATCGAGGCGCGAAGCGCAAGGACGGTCTAGCCTCGGACTCAGCGGAGCGGATGGGTCGGCACTTTTACCAACAGAGCCGAATCGACGAAGCCCGCCGCGCGCGCCTGGAATATCAGCTGAAGCGTCAAGCGGCGCACCTGCAGTCGCTCGGGCTGCAGCCGCTCGATCTACAGTCGCCCGGGCAGTGACGCATGGCCGCCGTCCTCCAGTTCTCGCGCCCGCTGCCGATGCTGCGGCCCGAGCCGCAGCTGCCGGCGGTGCCGAGCGCCGCGCAGCAACTGCGCGATCTGCCTGATTGGGCGCGCATGGAAGCCGAGCGCTGCCTCGCCATCATCCGCCCTGCGCTGGCGCGCATGCAGCAGGGCGTGTCGCGCCGCGGCGCGGCGCAGTGGCTCGCGAGCACGGCCGAGGGCCTGCCCAGCTGGAAGACCATCGACCGCTGGCTGGAGCAGTACACGACCGGCGGCAGCAACATCGTCGCGCTCGCGCCCAAGTACACCGGCCGCGTGCGCCAGGATTACGGCTGGGAGGCGCGCGCGCTGGAGCTGTACAACCGCCCGACGAAGCCGGCGTACGCCACCGTCGCGTGGTGGCTGCGGCAAGAGGGCTTCGACAGCGCGCAGGAGCATCTCGTGCGCCGCTACCTCAAGAAGGCGCCGAGCAGCTGCACGGAGACGGGCCGCAAGCGCGTCGGCCAGCACTACTACAACCAGAACATCAAGCCGCACGTCATCCGCGATGCCAGCGTGCTGCCGGTCGGCTTCGTGTACGAGGGCGACGGCCACTGCTGCGACGTCTACGTCGCGCACCCGAACACCGGCCACCCGTTCCGCCCGGAGCTGACGACGTGGATCGACGTGCGCTCGCAGAAGATCGTCAGCTGGTGGATCTCCGAGAGCGAGTCGACGCAGACCACGCTCTTCTCGCTGAGCCAGGCGCTCGTCGCGCACAACCACGTGCCGGCCATCGTGCACACCGATCCGGGCTCCGGCTTCAAGGCGCGTTTGATCAGCGATGAGGTCACCGGCTTCCTCGCCAAGTTCTCGATCCAGCCGCAGCTGGCGATCGCCGGCAACGCCAAGGGCAAGGGCCTACAGGAGGGCTGGTTTCGCTGGTTCGAGGAACGGTGCGGCAAGCGCTTCGACACGCACACCAGCAAAGTGCGCACGGACGATGACCTGCGCCAGCTGCGCGCCAAGGTCAAAGCCAAGCTGCTGCGTCTGCCGACGCTGCAGGAATACATCGCGGCGATCCGCGCCTACATCGAAGCCTGGAACAACGAGCCGCACAGCGGCACGGACGGTCTGACGCCGGACCAACTGTGGGCCGAGCTGCAGCAGACGCCGCTGGAGATTCCGGCCGAAGCCGTGATCCGTCCGCGCAAGACCTGTACCGTGCAGCGCTGGGGCGTGCGCCTGGATAACCGCTGGTACCGCGAGCCGACGCTCGCGGACTACGAGACGCGGCAGGTGATCGTCGAGTTCAGCCTGCACGACGACGAGCGCGTGTCGTGCTTCGACCTCTCCGGCCGCTTCATTTGCGACGCGCGTCTCGTCGAGAAGAAGGCGTGGCTGCCAGCGAGCCGTATCGAAGAGGCGCAGCAGAAGCGGCTCGAAGGCCAGCGTAAACGCGAATTGCTGCGGCTCGCTGAGAACGAGGCCCGCGCACGCTCGGTACTGCCGAGCCATGCCGAGCCGTCGCCGCTCGCCGTCGGCCACTCGCTGCCGCCGCCGGTCGCGCCGCGCATCACCGTCGCCGCGCCGCAGCTCGACGGCCGTGCGACCGAGATCCTCGCCGAACTGCAGACGCGCCCCGCCGCCGCGCCGCGCGTCCATGCCCCGCAGCCGCTGAGCACCGAAGAACAGATCGCCGCGCGCTTCGACCGCGCGATGCAGATCGAGGCGCGCATCGCCGCGCATGAAGACGTCAACGACGCCGACGCGCAGTGGCTGCGCCGGTACCAGAGCACCGCCGAATACCGCGGCGAGCTGAAAGTGCGCCTTGCCTTCGGCCGCCTCCCGCAGCACGACATCACCGGCACGCACGCCGAATAGGAGCACCGCATGGCCAAGGGCGACACTCAAGACAACCAGAGCATCACCGGCATCCTCGCGCTGACCAACGTCGCGCAGTGCATGCGCGCGATGGAAAAGGCCGTGACGCGGCCGAAGCATCTGGAGGGCATCGTCGGGTTCTACGGGCCGAGCGGCTACGGCAAGAGCCAGGCCGCCGCGTACGTGCAGGGCCGCTACCGCGCGTACTACCTGGAGCTGCGCGACAGCTGGGGCAAGAAAGCGTTCCTGCAGGCGCTGCTCAAGGAGATGACGGTCAAGCCCGCCAAGACCATCTCCGACATGGCGGAGCAGGCCGCCGAGCAACTCGCGCTCGCACAGGGTATGGGGCCGCGGCCGCTCATCATCGACGAAGGCGACAAGGCCGTCGATCACGGCTACATCGAGCTGATCCGTGACATCTACGAGGGCTCCGGCAAAGCGCCGATGCTCCTCGTCGGCGAAGAGCAGCTGGAGCGCAAGCTGCGCCAGTACGAGCGCTGCCACCGCCGCGTGCTCGCCTGGGTGCCCGCGCAGCCGGCGAGCCTCGCAGACTGCCGCGCGCTGCTCCGGCTCGTCGGCAACGGCGTGCAGATGGATGACGATCTGCTCGAACACATCCGCGAGAACGCGCGCGGCGTCACCGGCCGCATCGGGCAGAACCTGTTCACGGTCTCCGAGCAAGCGCTGCTGGAGCTGGACGGCAAGCCGGCCACGCGCGCGTGGTGGGCCGGCCGTCCGCTCTACAACGGCGAAGCCAACCGCGGAGTGCAGCTGTGAGGAAGGTCGCGACGCTCGAAGAGCGCGTGCGCCTCAAGCACTCGCGCGGCCGCAAGCCCGTCGACCTCGTCGTCGACGAGAAGCATCCGCAGGGGCGCGATGCGATCTGGGCCGCGATCCGCAGGCTGCGCTTCTTCACGCGCGCGCAGCTGGAGAGCTGCACGCGTATCAACGAGCACACGATCGAGAGCTATCTGCAGGGCCTCACCAAAGCCGGCTACCTCACGCGCACCGCGCAGCGCCAGGAGAAGGCCGGGCACGGCGGCATGACGTTCCGCGCCTGCACGTACACGCTGCTCAAGGACGTGGGCGTCGAGGCTCCGCGCGTCACGCGCAAGGGCGAGCCGGTGACGCAGGGCGACGGGCGGCAGCGCATCTGGATGCAGATGCGCATCCTCAAGAGCTTCACCGCCCTTGAGCTGCAGCGCGCTGCGAGCACCCGCACACCGGCCGGCCTCGAAGAGGTGAAGACGTATTGCCTCTTCCTGACACGCGCCGGCTACCTGCGCCGCGAGACGGTCAAGACCGCGCGCGGCCGGCACCTGCGTTATCACATCGTGCCCGCGCTCTACAGCGGGCCCCGCGCGCCGCAGATCCAGAACATCAAGCAGGTCTACGACCCCAACCTCGGCCGCGTGGTCTGGCCGCGGAGCGCGGCATGAGCGGCCAGCACGCAGCGGCCGCACAGGCCGCATGGGGCGACGAGCTGCCGCGCTGGGTGCTGTTGCTTGCCGAGCAGTGCGACGCCACCTCGCAACGCCGCGCTGCGGACAAGCTGCGCTACTCGGCGGGCACGATCAGCCAGGTCATCAACCGCAAGTATCCCGGCCGCTATGACGCCGTCGAAGCGGCCGTGAAAGGCGCGTTCATGGACAGCGAGGTGGGCTGCCCCGTGCTCGGCCAGATCCGCGTGCACGCCTGCCTCGAACACCAGCGCGCCCGCTTCGCCAACACCAACTCGATCCGTGTGCGGCTCTTCCGCGCCTGCCGCGATGGCTGCCCGCATTCGCTCATCAAGCCCGGCGTCGCCGCCGGAAAGGAGACACCGTGAACGCCGTTGCATCCACTCTCGCCAGCGACCAGCCGCCGCGCGTGCTGACCTCGCAGCTCCGCGACGCTCTCGCCATCGCCAATGCTGCCGCGCGCCAGCTGCACGAGCGCCGCTGGCGTGTCGCCAAGCAGGACCTGCGCATCGGCAGCGGCAAGCGTCCGCTGCTGCATATTGAGCCCGGCCACGGGGCGCTGCCGCTGCACACGACGCAGATCGCCGTGCGCGTCGAGTGCGGCGAGGTGCTGCGCATCGGCAAGTTCGGCGCCGTCGACGTCGCACTGCCGGAAGGAGCCTCGCTATGAACCTGCGCCGCGTCGCGTGGTGGCTCATCACCGCGTACTCGCTGATCGCGTGGTCGTCCGTCGTGCTCACTGCCGTCGGCGTCACCGATTGGACCTGGGCTGTCGCGCTCTCGCCGATGTGGGTGCCCATCATCGGGCTGCTGCTGGCGATGATCCTGGCCGACCTCTACCGCGACAGCCGCCGCTTCGCACGCGCCTGCCGCCGCGCATGGTCGCGCATCACGCGTCCGCTGCGGAGGGCCGCATGAGCGCCCCCACTCCGCTCACCGAAGAGCAGCTGCGCGCGCAACTGCTGCGCGTTGTTGCGCAGGAGCGCAGCTGGGCGACCACCACGACCCTGCAGTGCGGGCTCGGCAGTGGCGAGCCGCGCGTGCGTGTGGTCGCGATGCTCGACAAGCTCAAGGTCGAGGGAGTCATCGAGCACAAGCGCTCGCACGCGAGCGACTACTGGCGCCATGCGCAGGCGCAGGACGAGCCGCGGCCGGCGCGCGGCGCGACCGGTGCGCAGCGCACAGCGATTGCCGATCTCCTCGGCAGCGAGCCGGATCTGACGATCGCCGAGATCGCATCGCGGCTGGGCCTCGCGAGGCCGACGGTCAAGTATCACGTCCGCATGATCCGCAGCGAGCTTGCGCAGGCCGGCGCGGCACCCATCGCCGAGGGCCAGCTCGGCGCTGCGCTGCACCGCAAGCAGCAGATGACACAACCCCACGGCGCGCGCTACGCGATCTGGAACACCGGCGAACTCGTGATCGCCAAGGGCGAGATCGAGATCCGCCTCGGCGCGATCGACGTGCAGACGCTGCGCTCTTTCATCGCCCACATGCCGGCGGCGCCGGCGGGAGCCCTCGCATGAATCACCAATGCCCCTGCGCCGGCTGCGGCGCCGAGCTGAACAACGACCAGGCGATGTGCCCCGAGCACTGGGCGCTGGTCCCGTCGTGGCTGCGTTACGACGTGCAGCGCTACTGGAGCAACACCAACGCCGCCTGCGTGATCGAGCGCCGGCTGGCGATCCACAACTACCGCGTCGCCCGCGCCGCCGTCAAGCACGTCGACGCGCTGCCGACCGCGCTCACTCCCTGACCGAGGCATCCACATGGCAAAGACCAACGCAGCGCGCGTGAAGGCCACCGCGCAGAAGTACGTCCCGCAGACCCGCGACCAGACGGTCGAAGACATCGCCGAGATCGGCCGCCTGCAGCGGGAGCGTGCGCGCATCCAGGCCGCGATGAACGACGAGATCGCCGCCATCAAGCAGCGCTACGAGGAAGAGGCGCAGCCGCACGCCGAGCGCATCACCGAGCTGCGCGAAGGCGTGCAGATCTGGTGCGAGGCCAACCGCAGCGCGCTCACCGACGGCGGCAAGTCCAAGACCGCGAACCTCGCGAGCGGCGAGATCCGCTGGCGCGTCACGCCGCCGAGCTGCTCGATCAAGGCGGCCGAGAAAGTCATCGAAGCGCTGCGCGGCCTCGGCCTCGCGCGCTTCCTGCGCGAGAAGGTGGAGATCGACAAGTAGGCCATCCTCGCCGAACCGGAAGCGGTCAAGGGCGTCAAGGGCATCACGATCTCGCAGCGCGAGGAGTTCGTGGTGGTGCCGTTCGAGACGGAACTGGAGGAGGTGGCGTGACCAAGCGGCGCTGGCTATCCGATGCAGACGCCAAGCTGCGCGAGTTGTATCTCGCGGGCGAGTCGACAGTGCGCATTGCAGAGCTGCTTGGCCGCAGCGAGAACGCAGTCAGTCAGCGTGTCACGAAAATCGGCCTACACCGCAAGAAGGCCGGCGCCAAGCACTGGACGGAGGCGGAACTGGTGGAGCTTCGCCGGCGCTATCCGGATGAGCTTTCCGCCGACCTTGCGCGGCACTTCCGCTGCAGCACCGAAGCCGTGTTCGCAAAGGCCAACAGTCTAGGGCTGCATAAGAGCGAGATCGGCAAGGCACTGGCAGCGGAAGTATCGCGGCGGTGTGCGTTGACCGATCCGCGGATGATCGCGACTCGCATCAAGCCGGGCACCACGCCTCCGAACAAGGGTCTGCGCCGCCCCGGCTGGACCCGAGGCCGTATGCGCGAAACGCAGTTCAAGAAGGGCCGGACAGCGACCGAAGCGCGGAACTACCAGCCCATTGGCGCGTTGCGCATCAACCGCGGCAAGCACCCCTATCTTGAAAGGAAGATCAGCGATGACCAATCGCTGAAGCCGGCGCTGCGCTGGAGAGCTGTCGCGCGGCTGGTCTGGGAAGAAGCGAATGGCGCTGTGCCGCCCGGCCATGCCGTGGTGTTCAAGCAGGGCCGCGATTCTCTCGTCGAAGCCGAGATCACGGTTGACGGCCTCGAACTGATCACGCGCGCCGAGCTTATGCGGCGCAACAGCTACCACAACCGCTATCCGAAAGAGATCGGACTGGCGATCCAGCTACGCGGCGCGCTCGTTCGCCGAATCAACAGGCTTTCATCCGGAGACTCTCATGCAGAACAAGATCGATGATTTGCGCAATCACCTGTTCGCAACGCTCGAAGCGCTCGCCGACAAGGAGGAGCCGATGGCGCTGGACCGCGCTCGCGTGATCGCCGACGTGGCGCAGACGATCATCAACAGCGCTAAGGTCGAGGTCGACGCGATGAGCGTCACGCGCAAGCTTACCAGCAGCAAGTTCCTGCAGCTGCCGGAGCAGGTCGAGCCGAAGCCGGCTGTCACGGGACCGGTGCGGCAGTAGCTCGGTATGACCACTCCATCCGCCCCCATGCGCTTCGTGTGCCCGAGCTGCGGCTGCTACGGCATGTTCGAAGCGTTTGCGAACGACATGGATGCGCGCGTCGTCGGCCGGCTGCTCGGCAAGCTGCCGCCGGAGGTGAGCGATGCGGTGCAGCGCTACCTGCGTCTGCACGCGCCGGCCAAGCATGTGCTGACGTTCCGCAAGGGGCGGCGGATTCTCGAAGAACTGGAGCCGCTGATCGCCGCCGGCACCGTCCGCCGCAACGGCCGCGACTGGCCGGCGCCGGCGGCGGCATGGGTCTCCGCGATCGACAGCATGCTCGGCAACCAGAACCTGCAGCTGCCACTGAAAGGCCACGGCTACCTGCTGGAGATCATCGCCGGCGAAGCCGACAAGGCGGAGCGCCAGGCCGAGGACGCGCGCGAGCAGCAGCGGCAGGCCAACGCGCAGCGGCTCGGCGGCAGGCGTGACGGTGCATCGCTCGTCGCCGGCATCGGCGAGGAGCTGGACGAGGAGCGCCAGCAGCTGCAGGCCGCTCATGTGCGCACCGCGACGGCCGCGCTGGTCGCGGCGGCCACGTCGGACCGGATGAAGGGCCGCGAGCTGGATGACGACGATGCGCGGCAGCTGCTCCGCGCCTTCAGCCCCGCGGTGGTCGAGCGCGCAATCGCCAACTGGCAGCGGCTCCGCAAATGACCCGCGCATCCGCCCGATTCGGCATGAGCCCCAAAAACGGCCCTCAGGCGCGTTTTGCCGCGCCGGTGCGGCAAGCGGCGGTCCGCGCGCCCAGAGCGATTTTTAAAGGCCAATTTAACGGCCTCAGCGGCATTGCCGGCCGGCAGCCGGCCTGCCGCGCGCGGACCGCGCCGGAGAACCGCCCATGACGCGCCCGCTCACCCGCGATTCCGTGCTCTTCGCGCTCGCCATGCATACCGGCGAGCAGAACGGCGTGCGCGCGTGTGACCTGGTCGCCGAGATCTGCGGCGAGACCTCGGCCGGCCTGGAGCGCCAGCTGCGCCATCTGATCGAAGAGATGCGCCGCGAGGGCGAGCACATCTGCGGGCACCCGTCGGTCGGCTACTACATCGCCGCCGACGAAGCCGAGCTGCTGCGCACCGTCCAGTTTTTGCACGACCGCGCGATGACCTCTCTGACGCAGGCGGCCGCGATGCAGCGCGTCAGCCTGCCGGATCTCGCCGGCCAACTGAGGCTGAAGACCTGATGGACGCACTGAAGATCCTCGCTGACCAGCGCCAGGGCGAAGCGCTGCGCCTGCAGCTGTGGGTCCGCGGCTGCCCGAGCAAGCGGCGCTACGAGACCGAGGAGCGCGCCAGGCGCGGCGCCGCACGCGTGCTTAAGTTCCGCAAGCGCCGGCAGCTGCCGTACTACTGCACGCACTGCGCGGGCTGGCATCTGACCTCGCGCCCGGAGCCGAAGCCATGAGCGGCGCGAAAGCGAGAAAGCCGGCCCGCAACGTCGAGCTTGGCAAGATCCATATCCTCAAGGCCAAGCTCGGCCTCAGCGACGAGCAGTATCGCGCGATGCTGTGGGCCAACGGCCGCGTCGAGTCCTCGGCCCAGCTCGATGAGCATGGGCGGCGCAAGGTCATCGCGCATCTGCAGGCCCACGTCGGCGCACGCGATCGCGGCCGGCGGCCGCACAACCTCGAAGCCGCGGACCGCAGGGATCTGCGCAAGATCGAAGCGCTGCTGGCCGATGCCGGCCGGCCGTGGGAATACGCCGAAGGCATCCTGCGGCACATGACCTCCGGCCGCGTGGAGCGCATCGAATTCGCCGACGCCGCGCAGCGGCGCGCCCTGATAGCGGCACTCTGGCGCGATGCAAAGCGCCGCGCAGACGCGCAGCCCGGCGACGCATGAAGCACACGCCGGCCACCGTCGACCTCGCCCCGCTGCCGCCGATGCTGCGGCGGCTGGTTCGCGCGCTCGGCCTGCCGGCGACCCTGCAGCTGCTCGAAGCGCGCGGCGGCACGCGCTTTTATCTCGGCGGCGAGCGCGGCCGGCGCGATCGCCATGTGCTCGCCGACATCATCGGCAAGGAAGCCGCCGAGGCGTTCTACCGCGAGTTCGGCGGCGTGCCCGAAGTGACGCTGCCCAAGGCGGACAAGATCGTCCAGCAGACGCGCGACGCGCAGATCCGCGCCGATACCGAGCACAGCCTCATGGAGCTGGCCGTGATGTACCGCCTCACGAGCCGGCAGGTCCAGAACATCCGCCGCGGCCACGACGCGCGCGAGTGGCAGGACCGGCAGCCGGATTTGTTCGGGGCGGCGTGAAAGTGCAGCTAGCTCCAGTCGCCAATGGCTGTGCGGTACAGGGGCGTACTGCACTGGTTGCAGATGTGAATCCGCCGCGCATCGCTGTTGCGCGCCCAGCCTCGCTGCGCAAGGTCAGCGGAACTGCAGCGATAGCACTTCACTCCGCCCGCGGATTTGCATTCCGGATGCTCGCGCCAGTACTCATCGAGCGTCGGCCAACTGGCCCAGCGGTCCCGGTAGAAGCGTACGAAGAGCACGATGCCGGCGACGATCGCCATGCTGACGATGCCGATGATCGCTTCAGTGCTCATACCTCATTTCTCCATGCGTGGCGGCGCCACGTTGACACACGAATTCGCAAGGGCGCAACATCCGCTCCGAGGCGTCGAAACCTCGTCCGTAGCGGAAGGCCACCCCGAAAGGTGGCCTTGTTGTGCCCGACGGTTTTGGTCGGGAGGGCGGCTAATAAAACACCCCGAGAGGGGGAATACGCCCGCCGCCTACGGACGGTTTCGAACCTCCCGACCGCCATCACGTCACCCGTCGAAAGGTGACGGGCTGGCTTATATCTCATCCGTAGGAGCACAGCATATGGGCCAAGCCCTTCTACCCGTCGCTTTCGATGGCGACACTCTCGATCTCATAAACCATCAGGACCAGCCGTTCGTGGCCTGCAAGCCGATTGCGACCGCGCTCGGGCTCGACTGGAGCAGTCAGCGCCAGCGACTCGACGCGATGCGGCCGCGCTGGGGTGTGGTGGAAATCACCATACCTACAGCTGGCGGCATGCAGGCATCCCTCACCATGCCGCTGCGCAAGCTCCCCGCCTGGCTGTACAGCATCAAGCCCGGCAAGGTCGCGCCGCACGTCCGCCCGAAGCTGGAGCGCTATCAGGCCGAATGCGACGAGGTGCTGTGGAGGCACTGGAGCGGACAAACAGCAGCGGCGCAGCCGCCTGCCGGCATCGCCCGCATCGAGCAGCACATGGAGGCGATGGCCGGCCACATGGCCGATCTCACTCGAATCTCCGTACAGCAGGCCGCCAAGCTGGAAGTCACGGCGCGCTACATCGAGCTGCTGGAAGTCAACCAGCGTGGCCATGCCAAGGTCACGCCTGAGGTGGAGAAGGCCGTGCTGGAATTGAAGGCGCAGGGCATGCCGCAGACCAGCATCGCCCGACTGCTACGCATCAGCGGCGGCACGGTGAGCCTGCTGGTCAACGGCAAATACCCGCGCAACGCCTCTTACGATGCTGAGCCACCGAAGCCGACGCTGGCCCAGGCGCTGGATAGCATCGCCGAGCACGAGGCCGCGCGGCAGCTCGGCGAAGGCGGTGTGTCATGAGCCCGCTGCCGGAAGTGGTGTCGGCACACGACGTGCAGGACGCGGTCAATGAACTTTCCACGGTAGCCGGCGCGCTGGATGCCGTGGCCTCGCTGGCGCTGATGAACGATGCGCGCGCCAACAGCACCTGCTCGATGCTGCTGGCAGAGGAGCTGCACTGCCTGATGCGTCTGGCCAGCGCGCAACTCAAGGCGGCGAACCAGAAGTTGGAGACGCTGGTGCTCACTACCCGTTGAGGCTTTCTGCAGTTAGGTTATGACTTCGCCCCGCCTCGCGCGGGGCGAAACATTTCCCCGGCTGTTTGATGCGCGCGCGCGACCGACACTGGCCGCGTCATGCAGAACCGCACCCGCCAGTCCGTCGACGACGCCAGCCATGAAGAAGCTCTTCAGCGCTCGCTGAACGCGAGCGCGGGCGACGGCGACGTCATCCGCGCCTTCTGCTTCGCGCTGCCGACCGACGGCACTGTTCCCGAATGGGTCGAGCTGATCCCGGCGCCGGATGCTTCCGGCCGCGTGGTCGGCCGCGACGGCCGCAACTGGCTCATGCGTGACGCCGCCGCCGTCGCGGCGAATTTCGATCTGCGGCTGCCCGTCGACGTCAACCATTCCACCGAGCTGCGCGCACCGAAAGGCGAGGAGTCGCCGGCGTTCGGCTGGATTGAGGAGCTGCAGGCGCGTAACGGCGCTGTATGGGGCCGCATCGACTGGACGCCCGAGGGCATCGAACGGCTGCAGGGCAGGAAGTATCGATTCATCTCCCCCGTTTTCGCGCACCTTAAGACGACCGGCGAGATCCGCAAGGTGACGTCGGCCGGGCTCGTGAACGACCCGAATTTCAATCTGGCGCTGAACAACCGCCAAAGCAGCGAGGAAGAACTCATGTCCCTGAAAGCGATCGCCGCCGCCCTTGGCCTTGCCGAGACGGCCACCGAGGCCGAATGCATCACGGCCATCAACGGCAAGAAGTCCGAGCTGCAGACTGCGCTCAACGCGGCTCAGACGCCGGACCTCGCCAAGTTCGTCCCGCGCGCCGACTTCGATGCCGCCACTGCGCGCGCCACGAACGCCGAGCAGAAGCTCGCCGAGCAGGCGAACGCGCAGCGCGAGAAAGAAGTGGACGCCGAGATCGATGCCGCGCTGAAGGCCGGCAAGATCACGCCGGCGACGAAGGACTACCACCGCGCGATGTGCATGCAGGAGGGCGGCCTCGAAAAGTTCCGCTCTTACATCGCCGCCACGCCGGTGATCGTCTCCGGCGATGAAGTCACCAAGCCGCCGGTCGGTGCCGACGGCAAGGCGAAGCTGAGCGACAACCAGCGCGCCATCTGCCGTCAGCTCGGCCTCTCCGAGGACGACTACGCCAAGACCCTCACCGCTGCGCAGTAACGCAGCCCGTTCGCCACCCAAGAGAGCACGACCATGACCGCACTCGCCGCCGAACGCGCCACGCCGCGCCGTGAAGGCAAATTCCGCAATGACCCGGCCGCCGCGGCCAAGAAGTTCTACCAGGGCGCACTCGTATGCCTCGACGCGTCCGGCAACGCGACGCCCGGCGCCACCGCCACCACGCTGATCGCGCGCGGCGTGTGCCGCTACACGGTCGACAACAGCGCCGGCTCGGCCGGCGATCTGCGCGTCGAGTCGGAGGCGGGCGTCTTCCTTTTCGCGAACAGCGCGAGCACGGACGCCATCACGCGCGCCGAGATCGGCGACGACTGCTACATCGTCGATGACCAGACGGTCGCGAAGACCGACGGCACCGGCACGCGCAGCAAGGCCGGCCGCATCCTCGACGTCGACAGCGACGGCGTGTACGTCGAAATCCGCTGATCGGCCCGCCCCAGGAATCCAGGAGCAAGAATCCATGATCATCAACCGTCAGAACATCGCCGATCTGTTCCGCGGCTTCCAGACGTCGTTCCAGTCCGGCTTCGCCGGCGTGCAGGCGCAGTGGCCGCTGATCGCGACTGTCGTCTCCAGCAGCACGAGCGAAGAGCACTACGCCTGGCTCGGCAAGTTCCCGATGCTGCGCGAGTGGCTCGGTGATCGCGTCATCAAGCAGATGGCGACGCACGACTACACGGTCAAGAACCGCAAGTTCGAGTCGACCGTCGGCGTCGAGCGCGACGAGATCGAAGACGACAAGATGGGCGTCTACAAGACCATCTTCGAGGAGATGGGCCGCAGCGCGGCCGTGCATCCGGACACGCTGGTCTGGGCGCTGCTCGCTGCCGCGTTCACCACGCCGTGCTACGACGGCCAGTACATGGTCGACACCGACCATCCGGTCGGCATCCCCGGCCAGACGGCGATCACCAGCGTCAGCAACCACGGCGGCGGCTCCGGCACCGCGTGGTTCCTGGCGGACCTCTCGCGCCCGCTGAAGCCGCTGATCCTGCAGAAGCGCCGCGAGTACGACTTCCGCACGATTAACGACCTCAACGACTCGGAGGTCTTCAAGACCGACCGCTTCCTCTGCGGCGTCGATGGCCGCCTCAACGTGGGCTTCGGCTTCTGGCAGATGCTCTACGGCTCCAAGCAGACGCTCGACGCCACCGCCTTCGATGCCGCGCGCGCCGCGATGCGCGCTTTCAAGTCGGACGAGGGCCAGCTGCTCGGCGTCAAGCCGACGCACGTCATCGTGCCGCCGTCTCTGGAGAGCACGGCGAAGAGCATCTTCGAAACGCAGCTCATCAACGGCGGCGATAGCAACACGCACTTCAACGCCGTGAAGGTGGTCGTCGCCGACTACCTGCAGTAAGGGATTCAACCCGAAGAGACGGGGCGCAGTTGAAGGCGCGTTGAAGCTCGATTTAGCGCGCCCGAGCCCATGCAGAAGCCCCGCCCCGGCGATCGAGCCTCTCGCCGGGGCGGGCCTCATGAAAGGACACCAGCATGGCCACCCAGAAAGTTCTCCGTGTCACCGCCAAGCGCGAAGGCTTCCGCCGCGCTGGCATCACGTTCGGCTCGGCGTCTGTCGATCTGCCGATCGCCGATCTCAAGAAGGAGCAGATCGAGGCGCTGAAGAGCGAGCCGATGCTGGTCGCCGTCGAGGCCGAAGCCGAAATCGCCGAAGCGCCGAAGAAGGCTGCGAAGTAAACGCCATGCCGTTGAAGAGCGCCAAGGCCGACGTCACCGCACACCGTGTGAGCGAGCGCAGCACCCCGGAGGCGCCGGCCAGCGTGCCGGCGCCGAAGGGCTCGCACGTGGTGGTGGGCGAGCTGTGGCGTGGGGCCAAGCGCTTTCGCGACGGTGCGCCGATCGATCTCACCGAAGCCGAGGCGCTTGCTCTCGGCAAGCATGTGCGCCAGGCGCCTTGAGCCATGCCCTACGCCACCCGCCAAGACCTGCTCGACCGTGAATCCGAAGACCTGATTTACAGCGTCTTCGATCGCGATCGCGACCAGGTGCTCGACGAGGTGGCAATGGATCGCTGCATCGCCGACGCCTCTGGCGAGATGGACGGCTACATCGGCCAGCGCTACTCGCTGCCGCTGCCGACGCCGCCGACGTGGGGCGTGCAGATCTGCGGCGACATCGCGATCTACCGCGGCGCGCGCGCGGCGGATGCGCTGACCACCGAGCTGCGCCAGCGCTACGAGGACGCGATCGCGTTTCTTCGCCAAGTGGCGAAGGGCACGGCGGGCCTCGGCCTGGCGCCCGTCGACGAGCCGCAGACCGGCGACGCCGGCGAGGTGAAGGGCGGCGAGATTCTGGTGACGGCCGAGCCGCGCGTCTTCACGCGCACCAGCATGCGGAGGCTTCCGTAATGGCGCGCTCGCTCTACGACCATCGCGAGGCGATCGTCGCGGCGCTGCGGCCGCTGATGCCGGAGCGCGTGGAGGTGGCGTCGCATCACGGTCCGTTCGAGCTTGCGGAGATCGTGCGCAACTCGTTCCCGGCGCCGTGCGTGCGTGTGGCGCTGCTGGGCTACACAGACGACGACGCGGCGCGCACGCACGGCATGGCGGACTTCGCGGCGTACATCATCACGAAGGACGGCAAGGCCATGTCGCGCGACCAGATGAACCTGGTGCTCGGCGGCCTGCTCGTCGCCATCTACAAGACCAACGCGCTGATCACCGGCACCGATGCGCGCGCGCCGGAGAAGCCGGTCTACCGCAACCGCTACAGCAGCCCGACCGGCGGCGCGGGGCTCACGCTGGGCGTCGTCACGTGGTCGCAGTGGCTCGCGCTGGCCGAAGCCGAGACCAACGGCGCGCAGCCGGCGGACTTCACGCTGCTGCATGTCGATTACGACTTCGCCCCGGCCGACGAGGCCATCGACAACCAGCAGGACGTCACCATTTCCCAGGAGTCGCCATGAGCGAGATTTCATTCACGCAGTTCCCGACCAATTTCTACGTGCCGGGCACGTACGTCGAGATCAGCACGCGCCGCGCGCAGCCGGTCACTTCGATCGTGCCGCAGAAGATGCTGCTGGTCGGACAGAAGCTCGCCGCCGGTACCGCGACGGAAGCCGTGCCGGTGCTCGTCACCAGCGCCGACCAGGCCGGCCGGCTCTGCGGCCGTGGCTCGCAGTTGCATCACATGGCGATCGCCGCGCTCGCCGCGACGTACAGCGTGCCGGTGTGGCTGCTGCCGCTGGCCGATGCGGCCGGTGCGACGCAGAGCACGCGCACCGTAACGCTCACCGGCTCGCCCACCGCGGCCGGCACGGTCTACCTCTACATCGGCGGTCGCCGCTACGCGGTGAATGCCGCGGCGGCGGCGACGGTGACGACGATTGCAGCGGCGATCGCCACGGCGATCAACGCGGATGATCTGCGCCACGTCGACGCGAGCGCTGCGCTGGGCGTCGTCACGCTCACCGCGCGGCACGGCGGCATCGACGCCGGCGAGATCAGCTGCACGCTCAATCGCTACTCGGACGAGCGCCTGCCGGCGGGGCTGACGGTCGCCATCAGCGCGCTCACCGCCGGCACCGGCAATCCGGATATCGCCGACGCGATCGCCGCGATCCCGAACGCGTGGTACACGCGCATGGCGATCGGCTGGTCCGACACCGCGAACATGACGGCGCTGAAGACCGAGCTGCTTCGCCGCAATGGCCCGATCCCGCAGATCGAGGGCGTGGCGTTCGTCGGCCTCGAAGACACCATCGAGAACGAGCTGACCTGGGCGAGCGGCCGCAACTGCCAGTTCATCGCGCCCGTCGACAACGACTCGCTGTCGCCGAAGTGGAAGAGCGCCGCCTTCGCGTGCAGCGTCTCCGCCACGCTCGCGCAGCAGGACCCCGGCTTGCCGGAGAACCGTCAGGAGATGCCCGAGCTGCTGTCGAAGCCGGACGGCGAGCGCCGCAGCATCACCGATCGTCAGCAGCTGCTGGCCGGTGGCGTGGGCACGCTGATCACCGACGAGAGCGGCGTGGTGCGCGCGGAGTACTTCGTCACGAGCTACCGCACCAATGATTACGGCGCGCCGGATCTGCGCAGCTGGTTCGACGTGTGCCGCGTCAACCTGTGGGCGCAGACGCGCTACGGCATTCGCCTGCTGGGTGTGAAGCTCGGCGGCACGAAGCTCGGCCAGAACGGCAGCACCGGCAAGAACGTGATCACGCCGAGCACGCTGAACAGCGAGGCCATCGCGTTCTACAAGCTCTATATCGATGAGGGCTGGTACGAGGGCGGCGCCGCGTTCGAGAAGTTCAAGGCCGAAGTTTCGTCGGAGATCGATACCGAGAATCCGAACCGCGCCAACCTCTACTTCCCGCCGGACTTCATCAACCAGCTCCGCGTGCAGGCGGTGCTGGTCGAGCCGGTCGGCTGAGCCGTACCGATCCCAGGAGAAACACATGGCACAGCACGCCAATCGCGCCCGCATCAGGGTCAACGGCAAGCTCTTCGACACGATGCCGAACCCGACCTTCGACCCGGGCGGCGTCATCGCGCAGACCAAGATGAGCGCCTACGGCGCGCACTGGGGCGATCAGCTCAATCCCTCGCGCCTCGAAGCGTCTGTCGTCGCGACGGCGGACGTGTCTGTCGCCGAGATCGCCGCGTGGCGCGACGCGACGCTGACCGTGGAGTACGACACCGGCAAGATCTACACCGTGCCCAAGGCGTGGACTGTCGGCACTCCGCAGCTCTCCAATGGCGAGATCCGCTTCCAGCTCGAAGGCGAGCCGGCCGAGGAGCACGGCTGATGAGCAACGTCACCGTCAAAGGCACGCTCAAGCACGGTTTGAAGATCGGCGATGTCGTGCACAAGGAGTTCGAGCTGCGCGAGGCGACGACGGGCGACATGTTCGACGCCGAGGCGGAGGTGACCCCCAACCAGCCGCTCGGCTTCTCCGGTGCGTTGATCTGCCGGCAGCTAGTGCGGATCGGAACCTTCGAAGGTCCGTTCGTGCTCGGCATGCTGCGCAAGATGAAGCCGACCGATTTCGCGTTGCTTCGCGCGGCGCAGCTGGAGGCCGAGAAGCTGGGGGAAGCGTAGCGGAGCGCCGCTCCGCCGACCTCCATGCGGTGCTGATGCTCGCCACCAAGACGCACTGGTCCGAGCGGGAGCTGATGGCCATGCCGATCACGCGGCTACGCCGCTACATCAAGTTGCTCGCGGAGAACGATTGACATGAGCAATCGCTATCTCGACGTCGCGCTTCGCCTCTATCTCGAATCGCATGGCCTCGAATCCAACACGCGGCGCTTCGGCCAGACGTGGAGTACCACGACGCGCGGCATGGAGCGCGATGGTCTGCGGCTCGATCGCATGTTCGGCGGTCTGCAGAGCCGACTCGCGCAGCTGGGCCTCGGCATCAGCTTGCTTGCCAATCAGCGCCTCTCCGCGCAGCTCGACAAGGATCTGACGCAGATCCGCCAGACCGCTGGCGGAACGATCGACCAGATGCGCGAGCTGCGCGGCGCCATCTTCGACATGGCGAGCGATACTGGCCGTCCGCTCGAATCGCTGAAAGGTGGCTTCAACAACCTGATTCAGGCCGGCCTGCAGTGGAAACAGGCACTGGCCGCGATCCGCGCGATCAATCCGGCCTCGGCCGTTACCGGCGCGAGCGAGGACGTGCTGGCTGGTGGCCTGACGGTTGCCGCCAGTTCGTACGGCTTCGACCTGTCGCAGCCGGGCATCGCCACGCAGCTGCTCGACCAGATGACGCAGGCAGGCCGCCTCGGCAACGCCGAGCTGGAGAACCTCTCCGGCATCTTCGCGCGCATTGGCGTGAACGCAAAAAGCGCGAATCTGCAGTTCGCCGACACGCTCGGTTACGTGGAGGCGCTCTCTCAGTTTGAGCGCAACCCTGAGCGGCTCTCGACGCTGGCCGACAGCACGCTGCGCCTCTTTTACAACCTCAACTATCAGAAGAACGCGACGCGGGCGACAGGCGTCAAATTCTTCAATGCGGATAAAAGCGCTCGCGATCCCGTCGACGTGCTGAGCGACATTGCACAGCGCTATCAGAAGCTGAACAACGACCAGGACCGGGCGCGATTCATCTTTCGCGCCTTCGGCCAGACCGACCTCGACACGCAACGCGGCCTGCGCACGCTGCTGTCCGGCGCCACGCTTTCGACCTGGCGCGAGATGGCCAAACAGATCCGCGATGCCGATGGGACGATCGCGCGCGATCTGCCGGACGCGCTGCGCAACGCGGTGGACCAGAGCCGCCGCCTGAAAACGCTGATGCGCGAAGCCGGCGACGCCTTCGCCCAACCGATCAACCGCGTCTTCGCGAACGTCGTCGAAGCGCAGCTGAAGCCGGTATCGGAAGGCGGGTTCGGCAAGACCGGCGGCGCGGTGGCAACGGTCGCGGAAGTCGCGGCGCTGGGCGCGCTCGCACTTGGCGGAAAGACATTACTCGGTCGGCTCGGTACCAGTGGGCGGCTGCTTGGCGATGCTGTGGGCACCGCCGGCGGCATCGCGCAGGGTCAGCTCGTGCAGCAGATGGGCCTGGGCACGCCGGTGTTCGTGACGAACTGGCCCGGCGGCGGCGTGGGCGGCGGCGCCAGTGATGCAGCAGTTGCGGGCGCTGCCGGTGCCGCTGCGGCACGGGTGATCGCGGGCGGCGGCCTTGCCGCCGCGGCGATGGCGGTGCTTCCGCAGATGATCATCGCAGCGGGCTCGATCCTCATCGGCACCAATCTCGTCAACCGCGGGCTGAATCGGATTCCGGGATGGGAGGACGCCAACACGGTGCGTAATAGCGCCGGCGTCGAGCTGACGCCGGATGCCGCTGCGCGCTTGCGCGATCCGTCCGTACAGGCGCGCATTCGGCGCATGGGCGCACTGAAGAGTGTCTGGTCTCCCAGCGCCGATGCGATGCCGTTGCCGGCCTATCTGACCCGCGATCGTGCAGCGGGCGCTGCGCCACCAGAGATGACCGGGCGGCTGCGGATCGAGATCACTCAGAGCGGCCGCGCGCGGGTGGTCGGCATCGACAGCTCGGACAATTGGGATCTGCAGGTGCAGACCGGCACCGGCCCGCTGCTCGCGCCGCTCGGCCAGTAGCGGCGAGGGGAAACATTTCCCCGGCTGTTCCGCCATTGCGCGCGCGCGATCCTGCGCCGCATGGCCTGGCGTGACTCCCTCCAGCGTGGTTCGTTTCGCGGCGCACCCTTCGAGATCGATTCGGCCTCGAAGCGCGCGGGCCGCAAGTCCGTCACGCACGAGTATCCGCAGAGCGATCGCAACGAGAACGAGGATCTCGGCCGCGGGCCGCGGCGCTTCTCGCTGGAGCTGTTCGTCGTCGGCCCGGATTACATGTCCGGCCGCGACGCGCTCGAAGCGGCGCTTGAGGCGCCGGGGCCGGGCGAACTGGTGCATCCCTACCGCGGCCGTCTGCAGGTGTCGCTCGACGGCGACTACAGCTGCACGGAGTCGAGCCGCGAAGGCGGGATGGCGACGTTCTCGGTCTCGTTCGTGCTCGACGACGGCGTCACGCGGCCGGCCAGCTCGATCGACACGCAGGCGCTGACGCAGGCGCTCGCCGCCGACGCCAACGTCGCGGCGCAGGACAACTTCGCGGAGACATTCTCCGTTGCGGACGCGATCGAGCGCGAGTCGGCGATCGACGTGCTGCAGGATGCGCTCGGCAGCATCGCGGCGCGGATCAGCGAGGTGCGAATCGGCGCGACGAGCGTCGAGCTGCGCCTCATCACGGCCTTGCTGGACCCGGTCCGCGGCGCGCGAACGGTGCTTGGCGATCTCGTGGGGCTGCCGGCGGATCTGGCGCTGATGTTCGGCGGGCTTGCCAGCAACATCGGCCGTGCATCCGATCTCTCCAGCCTGTTCGACCGCTCGCCGTCGGTAACCGTGAGCGGCAGCGGCGCGGCCGCCAATCAGGACACGATCAATCGGCTGTTCCGCGAGACGATCGCGATCCGCCGGGCCGAGCTGACGGCGAGCAGCGAGTACGCGAGCTACGACGAGGCGCAGGCGGCGATCAGGATCGTCGGCGACGAGATCGACGCGGTGTCCTACACCGCCGACGATGCGACGTTCGCCGCGCTGCAGTCGCTGCGCGCGGCCGTCGCGACGGACGTGGGCGAGCGCGCCGCCGACCTCGCGCGCATCACGCGATACACGCCCTCGGAAACGCTGCCGGCGCTCGTCATCGCGCATCGGCTGTACGGCGCTACGTCCGTCGAGGACAACGCCGAGGAGCTGATCGCCCGCAATGCCATCGTGCATCCGGGCTTCGTCAGCGGCGGTGTGGAGCTTGAGGTGCTGACGCCATGAGCGACCTGCCGCGATGGCTCATCAAGCAGCTCGCGCGGTGGCGTCGATGAGCACGCTGACCCTCCTCGTCGACGGCACGCGCTACGAAGGCTGGAAGGCCGTCACCGTGACGCGCGGCATCGAGCAGCTCGCCGGCGCGTTCGAGGTCACCTGCGCGGACCGCTGGGCGATCGCCAAGCCGGCGCAGCCGCTGCCGGTGCTTCGCGGCAAGACGTGCACCGTGCTGATCGACGACCAGGTCGTCATCACCGGCTTCATCGACGCGGCGCCGCCGCGCTATTCGGCGCGCGGACATGAGCTGATCGTGCGCGGCCGCGATGCGACTGGCGATCTCGTCGACAGCTCCGCGACGACCGACGGCGGCGGCTGGCAGAACCGCTCGCTGAAGGCGATCGCCACGGATCTGTGCAAGCCCTTCGGGATCAGGGTCAGCGTCGACGCCGCCGTGGCGCGCGATGCCGCGCAGCCTTTTCTCTATCAGCACCTGCAGCTCGGCGAGACCTGCCAGGCCGCGCTGACGCGCCTGGCGCGCATCCGCGGCTGCCTGTTGGTGTCGGACAGCGCCGGCGGCCTCCTGATCACACGCGCGGGGAGCGCACGCGCCGCGACGGCGCTGGTGCTCGGCGAGAACATCCTGTCAGCGGATGCCGAGGACAGCTGCGCCGAGCGCTTCCACTCTTACCGCGTGATCGCGCAGGACCGGCAGAGCGACTACAACGATGGCGAGACAGCGCAGCAGGTGCTCGGCACTGCAATCGACCGCGACGTGCGCGCCGGCCGCCTGCTGATCATCGACGCGCAGGATGCGACCGACGCCGGCGGCGCGGCGCAGCTCGCGGCCTGGACGAGCGCCACGCGCGCGGCGGCTGGCCAGCGCGTGCGCTACACCGTGCGCGGCTGGCTCGACGGTGCGCGGCCGTGGCAGCCGAACACCCTGGTGAGCGTGCGCGACCCGTGGGCGCGCTTCGACGGCGATTACCTGATCGCCACCGTCACCTACACGCTCGACACGCAGGGCGGCGAGATCACGCAGCTGGACGTAGTGCCGCGGGACGCCTACAAGCCGCTGAAGCTGCGCGAAGTCGATCCCGCCGAGGCGGGCCTGCAGTGATGGACGCGCGCCGCGTCAGCCAGTTCGTCGAGCGCCTGGTGCGCCAGCTCGTCTCGCCGATCGGTCGGCAGGTGTCGATGCTGGCCACGCGCGTGCGCATCGCGGCCGTCAACGACGCGACGAAGATCCAGACCGTGCAGCTCACCGGCCGCGCCGTCGACGGCAAGCGGCCGGAGACGCTCGACGGCGTGCAGCGCCTGCAGCAGTTCGGCTTCAGCTCGGTGCCGCTGCCCGGCAGCGACGGCTTGATGATCTGCATCGGCGGCAGCCGCTCGAATCCGGTCGTCATCGTCTGCGACGACGGCAGCAAGCGTGTCGTCGGGATGGAGCCTGGCGAGACGGTGGTCTACAACGCCTTCGGCGATTACGTGAAGCTGCTCAAGACCGGTGAAATGGTCGTTAAAGCGCGCGAGAAGGTGACCGTCGACAGCCCGCTCACGCATGCGCTCGGCGATGCCGAGGTCGACGGCGACGCGCTGGTGCACGGCGACGCGCAGGTCGAGGGCAATGCGGTCGTGCTGGGCAATCTGCATGTCGCCGGGGCGATCACGGCGGACGGCGCGATCAGCTCGGCGACGTCGATCTCCGATCCGTTCGGAACGATGCAAGGCATGCGAGTGGTCTACAACGGCCACACGCAGGCCGTCAGCAGCGGCGTGGCGCACGCGCCGAACGAGCAAATGTAGCCATGACCGACCTCGCCCTCCAAGCGCTCGACGACGGCACCTACGACCTCGTGCTGTGGGGCGGCGATCTGCTGGCCGACGACTCGCTGCGTCCGGCTGTCATCGCCTCGCTGCTCACCGACCGCGAGTACGCGGACGCCGCCGACGGCGATCGCCGCGGCAGCTGGCAAGACGCGCTGCTCGCGGACGCCGCGGACCGCAACGGCTCGCTGCTGTGGCGCGTGCTGCCGGGCAAACGCACTCCCGCGAAGCTCGCCGAGGCCAAGCAGTACGCCGAGCAGGCGCTGGCCTGGCTCGTCGACGACAGCATCGCCAGCGGCGTGAGCGTCACGCCCAGCTGGGACGCACGCGGTCAGCTGCAGCTCGACGTCGAGATCGCACGCGCCAACGGCGTCGAGCGCTACCGCCTCGCGGAGCTGTGGCAAAAGTCGCTCGGCCCGAGTGCGATCGATGAAGCGAGCGACTACGCGCTCGTGATGTCCGGCATCGCCGGCGACTATCAATACATCTGGTACACGGCCCTGCCGGAGCTTGCCGAATGACCGCTGAGACTGACCTCTCCTACGCCGCACAGATCATCAAGCCGATCGCCGAGGCGCTCGCGCGCTGGTGGCGCGGCGATAGCAGCCACACCGAGAACAACGGCGTGGTCGACGTGCCGTCGCCGGCGAAGCTCGTTGCGGATCTGACTGCACAGGTCGAGGCGATTGGCCCTGATGCGCAGGCGGCTGCCGCTACCGCATCGGCTGCCGCGGCCATCGCAACGGCAGCCGCCGACAATGCGCAAGCGTCTGCACGGACCGCCGCGCTGTGGACCACGCTCGCCACATACACGCCGACCGTCATCGGCGAGGGCGCCGAAGTCCTCGACAGCGACGCAGGCACTCACACCGATCCGCAGACGTCAGCGACTGTCGCGAATGCCGGCCGGTACACCGCATATGCAACCACGGTCGGCGCGTGGACGCGCATCGGAGACACTGGGCTATCCGGAAAGGCGTCAAATGCAGCCCTTGCCGACGAGGTTGCAACGCGCGAAAAAAACGATGCAGCCGAGGCGCTGGAAAGAGAGGCGGCGCTGCCGCGGCTGCCATACAACACGACTGCGGCGTGGGCGGTCTTTGACGCCGACGGAAAAGTTGCCATTGGCGTTGACGAAACCGGGGCTGTTATCGGCTGGGTGCCAACTGCGCTGGCAGAAATGACGTCCGATACGAATGCGGCGGTCAGCACACTGGCGTCACAGATCAATGCGTCTCTGAGCAATAGCGCATCGGTCGCAATGCCGTATACCGGCATCGACATGGTCTGGGGCGTCACCGATCGCTACGGGGTGCCAGCGATCGCGCTGACGGCCGATGGCAAGACGCGCATCGTCAGAGATGGCGAGGTCCGCGCCGCGATTTACAGCACCGACGAAGTGCTGTGGGGCATCATCGACGACTCGAAAAGGATCGCGATCGGAGTCACGAAGTCAGGCACCGTCGTCGGGCAATTGAGCGGACGCGTCGACGACATTGCCGGCCGGCTGACAGTGATCGAGGGCATTGTCGCCGGTGAAAATGTCAGCGCGACTGATGCGCAGCCCGTCGTCTATACGCGCACCGACGGTACGTTCCAGCAGATTTTCGCGGCCGACGCTGACGGCGAATTCGCGGTAACGCCAGACGAGTACGACGCCTACGGTCCCGTCGCGCTCAACAACACGTACGTCAAATTCATGTCGGACATGGACGGCGCGCGCAAGCTCTGGCGAAAACCGCTCTACGGCAGCGGCGCTGCAATCAAGAGCTACAACGGCCGGCTCGATCACATCCTCATTATTGGTCAAAGCAATACGATCCCCAAAGTTATCGCACACGCCGCGCTGCCCTCCGCGCTGACCGTAGGAGAAATTCTCCCTGGCGCGTGTCTGCAGTTCAACGGTAACGGCAGCTTCAAGCACCCGTGGCCGAATTTCCGTCCTGCCCCGTCTGGCATGTACCCCGGCGCATGGGACATCGACGATCAGGATGCGGAGATCCTTGCAACGGAGATTGACCACTTCGTCAACCTCGAAGGCCAATACCTCGAATCGCATGCCTTCGGCTTCGGGGAGCTTATCAACAGCGATGATCGGCTTTTGCTGTTCTCCGGGCATGGCCGTGGGTCAGGCAACTACGCGATCCTGAAAAAGGGGCTGACCGACACGACGAACTACGCTTATCGGAACTCGATCACGGCTGTTACGCGGGCGAAGGCGCTCGCGAATTCGCTGGGCCTCGAATATCGAGTCATCGGCATGCTCTGTGAGCACGGAGAAGGGGATTCGCAGAACGCTGCGTACTTGAGCAATCTCAACGAGTGGATCGCTGACTACAACGCGGACATCAAAGCCATCACCGGACAGGCAGAAGATGTGCCGCTGTATCTCACGCAGCACCACAGCTGGTCGCTGAGCGGGACGCAAACGACAAGCAAGTCAGTCATTGCGCAGCTCGACGTACACGAGCAAAACCCGCTCGGCATGCTGGTCGCGCCGAAGTATTTTTTGCCCCACGACAACCAGAATGCTGGCGTGGATGACGGTGTGCATCTATCCGCGTACGGCATCCGAACGCTATCCGAGTATTACGCAAAGGCTTGGAAGCAAAATGAAGCGGTGCCGAACAGCTGGAATCCTCTCCGTCCGTCATCGGTGGTATTCGACGGCACGGCGACGATCACGGTTTCGTTTGCCGGTCGAGTCGGAGATTTGAGGTTCAGCGTCTACGACGCCACAACGAACCCGCTGGGCGTAGCGGACCCCGGCAATTACGGCTTTGAGCTGGCCGACACCGGCGGAGCAACTATCACCGCGGTTGCGTTATCAGTAGACGCTACGCAGGTGCTCGTGACAGTGAGTCAGCCGCTGGCGGATGGCGCCATGCTTCGCTACGCGTATACCAATGTCGGCCCATCAAACGCTGGACCGCTGACGGGGCCGCGCGGTTGCCTCTGCGACAGCGATCCGACACCGCCGAGCGCGAAACTGCAGGCACATCGCGCAGCGCGGGGGATGTCCGGATCAGCGCTGACTGACCCGCTCAAGAATTGGTGCGTCACTTTCTCAAAACTGATCAGCATCTAAGGAAAGAAAAACATGAATCGTCAATTTGTAAAGCTCAGCGGCGTTTCGTTCAGCGCCACCGGCCTTCCTGTTATCGATGTCACCGACGAGGAGATCGAACTGGCCAGCATGCCGAGTCTCGTCGCGTGGCTTGATCCGCAGGAAAAATTCCGCTCGACGGTCCCCATCGGGCTCAAGGATCGAGTCAATGGCTATGGCATGAAGAACTTCAGCGCCGCAGCCCCGGTGCTGGGGACTGCGATTAATGGCCGCCCCACGGTCAACATGCTGGTATCCCGGACGGACGGCCTGACGATCGAGGGGCTGAATCTGCATCCGACTGGCGATTACACGAAGATCGTCGTCGCCAAGATTCCCGCCGTCACTGCATCCGGGCGGCGTGAACTGTGCACGTCGGAAAGCGGAAAGTGCGGCTTCTCGATCACAGCGTCCGGTGCTCTGCGTATCCAGCATGGAGCGACGCAACTCGACACCACTACGCTGACAGACACAGCTGCACATATCTACGCCGCTACTTATAACGCGGAAACCGGAGTCGGCGTCGTCTACAAAGACAAGGTCGCGCTGCCGTTTACCTCGGCGGGTACTTTCCCGCTGCAAGCTGCCAGCACGAATCTCGGGTTTGGTGTCTCGACCAGCTCGGGCGGGTTCTTCGAGGGTGACATGGGCTACGGCTTCTGTTTTGCGGCCGACTACTCGAAGCCTGCATATAAGACATTTTGGGATCGCATCCACTCTATTCTCGCGACGCGATACGACATCGTTCTGCCGTGATTTATATCAGCATCTAGATCGATACTGGCCATAGCTATGCCACTTTCCCGCCCATCGCTGACGAGTCTGCAGTCCCGCGCGCAGACCAACATCGCGACGCGCATCGACGGCGCTGCGCCGACACTTCGCCGCGGTATTCTCGGCGCGCTGCTCGCGGAGCTGAGCGGCGCGCTGCATTCGCTTTACGGCTTTCTGCAAGCCGAGTCGATCGAGTCGAATCCGTACACAGCCGTGCGGACGCTCCCGCAGTGGGCGAGCATCTGGGGCGTGCAGCGCCGGCAGCCGACGACGGCGGCCGGCGCGATCACGCTGACCGGCGCGCCCGGTGCGTCGGTGGCTGCAGACTCACGCTTGCAGCGCAACGGCGTCGAGTACGCGATCGACAGCGACGGCGTGATCGGCGGCGGGGGCACTGTCGACGTCGCCGTCACCGCGATCACGGCCGGGAGCGACGGCAATGCCGCAGCGGGCGAGACGCTGACGTTCATCTCGCCGCTCGCCGGCGTGCAAGCTGAGGCAATCGTCACCGCCGGCGGGCTCACCGGCGGTGCGGACCTTGAAGACATCGAGGACATGCGGCAGCGCATGCTCGCCGAGATCCAGGAGCCGCCGCACGGCGGCAGCAAGGCCGACTACGTACGCTGGGCGCGCTCGGTCGGCACGATCACGCGGGCGTGGTGTTTCCCGACGTACCGCGGGCCGGGCTCGGTGCGCGTGTACGTGATCAACGACGACTATGCGGGGCCGGAGCTGGCAAGCGCTGCGGACGTCTCTGCGGTTTTCGACTACATCGACTCGGATGAGATCAAGCCGGTTGGCCTCGTGATCGAGGACCCTGAGACTCCGGGCACCTACATCAACGGTCTGGAGGTGCTCGCGCCCGAGGCCGAGCCTGTTGATTTCACGATCGACGATGTGCCGGACGATCCGGCCGCGCGCGTGCGGATCGAGGCTGCGCTGCAGGAGCTGTTCCGGCGCGAGGCTGTGCCGGAGGGGTCGATCGCGCTGACCAAGTTGATCACGACGATCGGCGCCGGCACCGGTGTCGACAACTTCACGCTGTCGGCGCCGGTAGCGTCGCCGAGCGCGCCGGCCGGCAAGATCCTGACGCTCGGGACGGTCACGTGGCTCTGAGCGATCAATACGCAGCTCAGCTGCGCGCACTGAGCCAGCGCGGCGCGTTGTGGGAGCGACTGCGCGGGCCAGTGGTGACGGGCCTGCGTCTCGCAATCGCGGATGGCTTGGCGCGCTTCCACGAGGCTGTGGAGCGGCTGCGCGTCGAGCGCGATCCCCGCACGACGTCGGAGCTGCTGCCGGAGTGGGAGGCGAGCTGCGGGCTTCCAGATGGCTGCCTCGATGACGCCGGCGGCGGCTATCCTGCGCAACGACGTACGGCGGTCGTGGGCCGACTCAATGCGACAGGCGGCAGCTCTCGCGCGTATTTCATCAGCGTGGCTGCGTCGATGGGGTATGCGATCACGTTTGAGGATGTGGCCCCCGCAGTTTCCCGCATTCATGCCGCTGCAGTCACTGTTACCGACATGACGTGCGCCGACAACATCGAAACCCCGCTGCGGTACTGGGGCAACGCACAGCTCGAATGCGCGCTCAATCGGATCAAGCCAGCGCATGTCGAATTCCTTTTTGCATACGGACCCTGAGCCATGAAACGCATTGCTACGCCGAACGCAACCGAAGACGGCAAGTTCCAGCTCGGGGTGCCGGGCACCGCGCAAAAAGCCACCGAGTTCGGCGACGTATGGCCGAACGACGTGCAGGAGGAGATCGTCTCGATCATCGAGGCGGCCGGCTTGACGCCGACAGCCGGAGTTGCGCAGCTCTACCGCGCGCTCGCTGATCTGGAGCATCGAGTCGGTGACTATCTGGTTACTGAGAGCAGCGTATCGCCGGCGATGCGCTGGCCGTGGCAGACGTGGATCGAGGTCCCGGGTCGCGTGCTCGTGGGCTATGACGCTAGTCAGACGGAGTTCAACGCGATTGGCAAGCAGGGCGGCGCCAAGACCAAGACGCTGTCGATAAACGAGCTGCCCGTCGGCGCCGCGATCAAACCGCATGTCGGTAATGGCGGCGAGATCGATGGTTACAGCACTGGCGCGCCCAACGCTGACAACTTCGATACCGCCGGCGGCAGCCAGGCATTCAGCCTGCTGCCGCCGTACCGAGTAGCAAGGGTCTGGCGGCGGACGGCGTGACGACATGAAAGGAGGCGGCCTTGGCTGTGCGCTAACACAGCCAGGGCCGCCGCACCCACCTGCACAGAGGTGAGCCAGCCAAGGCCTCCCCAGCTCCGCGGAGCGCCGGGAGGCTATCAAATCCCCGAGAGGCTCACTGTGACCAAACCCATCATTCCCTGGATCGGCGGCAAGCGCCGCTTGGCGCCGATCATCCTGCCGCTGTTCCCCGAGCATACCTGCTACGTCGAGCTGTTCAGCGGAGCGGCCGCAATCGCGTTCGCGAAGCCGCCAGCGGCGGCCACTGTGCTCAATGACATCAACGGCGAACTGATCAATCTGTACCGCGTCGTCAAGCATCACTACGAGGAGTTCATCCGGCAGTTCAAATGGGCTTTCACGAGCCGGAAAATCTTCGAATGGCACCAGATGACGAACCCCGAGACGCTGACGGACATTCAGCGCGCCGCCCGGTTTTTCTACCTGCAGAAGCTCTGCTTCGGCGGGCGCGTCGACGGCCAGAGCTTCGGAACCTCGACCACCAGCGGGCCACGGCTCAGCCTGTTGACGCTGGAGGAGGACTTATTCGACGCCTGGCGCTGGCTCTGCGAGGCGACGATCGAATGCCTGCCCTGGGCTGCCTGCATCGAGAAGTACGACCGGGCGCATACGCTTTTCTTCGCCGACCCGCCGTACTGGGAGACCGAGGGCTACGGCGTGGACTTTCCGCTGGCCGAATACGAGGCATTGGCCAGCGCAGCCCGCTCGATCGACGGCTGTCTGGTCATCACCGTCAACGACCACCCAACGATGCGCGAGGTCTTCGCCGGCCTGCCCATGCAGTCGGTGCCGATCACCTACACCGTCGGCGGCGGCGACAACCAGGCCGAGCGCGCCGAGCTGATCATCGGCAACTGGCCGGGCGGCTGGCCCGCGCCAAAGCCGCTGACGGCGCAGGTAGGGCTAGGGTTTTGACCAGCCTGAAATTCGCGCCCCAAATCATGTGTCGCGGCGTCTCAAACCAAATGGCGCGCTACAGGCCGGCGTGCTCGATCCGACCGAATCCGTACTCAAGGAACAGCTCAATGCGCTGAAGCTGCGCAAGGCGGAGGCGACGGCGGAGCTGGAACGCTGCAAGCTGCTGGCGCAGGCGGCGATGGTGCAGCCGACGCCCGAGAAGATCGCCCGCTTCGCCGACGGGCTGCGGCAGCGGCTCACCGAGGGCGAGGTCCCGCTACGCAAGGCGTACCTCCGCGCCTTCGTCGATCTGATCGTCGTCGAGGACAACCAGATCATCATTCAAGGCCGCAAGGACGTGCTCGTCAGTGCGGCGGCGAAAGGAAAAGTCAGCCCCGCGGGAGCGGTTCTGACTTTTGTACCAAAATGGCGCGCCCGACAGGATTCGAACCTGTGA